TATTCATAAAAATAATATTGAATTCAAAGATATTTTTAAAAATTTTATAAAAGAGAATAATACAAATAATAAATTTATTTCTGGTGATATAAACATTAAATATATGATAGATTTAAAATATGAAAGTTATCAGGACTATATATTTATAAAAGGAAAAGATCAATCTGGTCAAGATTTATATTTAAAAGAAAATAATATAGAAGATAATTTATTCATTGCTCTTAAAGATAATAATTGTGTAGCAATTAATAGTAAAGGATATTTTAAATCATCTGTCATTCATTTAGATAAATCTAATTTTTTAGGTGAAAATGGCGGGATTTATATCAAAAAAAAATATTATCAAGAAAATTTAAATAATAATTTAATGATTGATAAAAATAGAAAATTATACAACTCTGTTTTTAATTTTAATCTTAAAAATATCGAGAAAAATATTAAAAAATATTTTAATGATTATGAATTATTTTTTTTATGGGGCAATGAACAAATAATAAAAAACATTAATACTATTGATAATCAATATATTGAACCATCAAAAAAATATATTTTATTTATGCATCATGACTATGAACATGAATTAAATACACCAAATAATGTATTATTAATCCGTTCTTCTTTATTAAAATCAAAACAAAAAAAGAATGAAATCGTTTATCCTGTATTTTGGATAAATAAAATGAATTTTAATCATTATTTTTTAAACCCAATCCATTCAAATTTAAAACCATCAATTAGTTTTTGTGGTTATATACATTCTTATTCAAAACGCCTACAATGGTGTGATTACTTAAAACAATCCTCTTTCATTGATTGTCATTTTATTTATCGAGAACAATTTATGCATGCTAATTATAAAGAATACATTCAAAATATGAATCAATGTGAATTTTGCTTTTGTCCAAGAGGAACTGGTAATTTCTCTATTCGATTTTATGAATGTCTTTATTTTGGACGTATTCCTGTACTCATTGATACTGATATTTTAATGCATTATGAAGATGAAATTGATTGGTCTAATCATATTGTTTTTAGTAAAAATATAGAAGATGTACCACATGATATAGTCTCATTTTGGAATTCAAAAAATATAATAGAAGTACAAGAAAATAATAAACGTTTATATCAAACTCATTTTAGTGAAAAGAATATTTTAAAATATTTCAATAAAAGTATAGAAAAATATTTTAAAATTATCGATAAATAAATTATTTATAATGATACAATTTAATTATGAGTATTTTATATGATTATTTTTTAAAGCATCCTCATGAAAATAACTTAACTTATTTTCAACATTTAATTTTTAGTACACAATTAAGTATTTATTTTATGGGTCATTCGATTAAAGCTTTTATACATGCGTTTATGCCTTTTTTATTTGAAACATCTTCGACAGATGCACTTAAAGAACTTGATAATTTATTTAAAATTATGCATAAAGATTAAACTTAAAATTATTTTTCTAATGAATATATATAAAATGAGCAATGATTTAAAACCAGAAGAAGTTCAAAAAGAAATCGAGACTAAAGAAGTCGAGACTAAAGAAGTCGAGACTAAAGAAGTCGAGACTAAAGAAGTCGAGACTAAAGAAGTCGAGACTAAAGAAGATGAAGTAAAAGTATCTAAAGAAAATATTGTCACTGAAACTTTAACAATAGAAACAAATGAAGTAGAATTAACTATTGAAGATAATAAAAATTTAATGTTACTTAATATATTTATTGATTTACTTGCTAATGAAGAAGAATTAAATAAATTAAAATTAAATTTAAAATTAGAACCCAAACATGTTCATTTAATTCAAAAGATAACTGAATTACTCCCTTCATTATTTGATGATTTAAGCGATTCTATCTCTAAAATATATGATGATAAAGTACTTGATTCCAAAGATATTCCATCATTAGTTATTTTAATGAAAAATAGTTATAGAAAATGCATTCATTCCAAGGAGCTTGTAAGAAATATTAAAGGTATTACTTTAGAAGATTCAATAGATTTTATCAAAAATGTATTATTGATTTTAATTGAAATTGGTCATATAAAAGTACAAAATAAAGATGATGTTATATCTATGTTATATATGTGCGTTGATTTATTAACTTCTACTGTAGATATTTCATCTTCACTATTCGACACATTTAAAAACTGTTTATGCTGTTAGATGTGTATTTTTTTTAAAAAAATTGAATTTATATAAAATATAAATTCAAATTCTTGTATCAAACTCTTATATACATAGAATCATGAACATAAATGTTAATTTTAAAAATAAAATACAATATGAAGAAAAATGTAAAGACAAGTATTTAGAAAAAAATGATACACTATTATTTGAAACAATAATAATTACACATGATGGGTATGATTATCATGGACCAGAATCAAATATTTACGACTATCTTATTATTATAGAACGGGACAATAAAATATACTACGAATTATTTCATCGTGAAGATTGGTTCTGTAATACAAAAGAATATTATTATCCATCTTCAAAAATATCATTTACAAATGAACTACCGTCTAAAGCATATGATTATATGTATTATGATATACATAAAAAAAAAATATTTCAAAAAAATAATTGTAAGATATTTAATAAAAACTTATTAACTATTTTTTAGAGAAATGCGTTTCTCTAAATGATCTTATTGTTGAAGATTAGTTCTTTTTATTTATAATTAAGAAAGAATAAAATAATGAATACAAATTCTATCCCATTCATCATGAGGAATAGCTTTAATATAAGATTTTAATTTTTCATTCTTGATTTTAATTTTCATAAAATTATTTTTAATTTTTTCAAGTAATTTTTTTCGTCCTTTATCTTTCTTGGTTCCACTTGGCCTAAGTTTCATTTTAAAAATAAAATTACTACATGATTGATAAGGACCACACATAATTAATGCATAATCAATAATATCTTCTAATTTTGGATTTCCTGTAAATGTTCCATTATTTACAGAAAATAATATTGCCAATGCACAACTCATGTCCGCATTTGATAAAATATTTTTCTGATGAACCATTCGAGATCCTTTACCCATAAACTCTCCACTGGGTGCGGTTTTTGATACTTTATCTGGATATGTATAATACGCCTGATTTGTACAATTTTCATCCCAATTCCAGCTATGATGGACTAAAAATTGACCCCCATAATCAAGTACTTTAATAGGTATTTCTTTTTTATTTGGATTTTTAACGATTACCCACGGAGATTTATCAAAATGACCATGTATAAGTACATCATCTTTATCACAATGACTCAACAACTTTTCATTTTCATCTGCTGATTTACCACATTGTACCAAGAAACCATCAATAAAACACCATTTATATTCTTCAAATTTATTAATTTTACGTTTTATATCTATTTTTTCAATAGATGTTATTTCTTTTTTTTCAAATTTCGTATGTTGATATAGGTCAATTGCTTTTTCTTTTTTTTTAGAAACTTGTTTTTTTTGTTGATAAATAAAAGATATATTTTCAAAAGCAGATTTTGAATAATCCAATTCGTAATCATCAATGATTATTTTTTCATGATTTATAAAAATATCTTTTTGATATAATTTACATAATACAATATTAAGCTCATCAAAATTACGTGAATAATTTATATAGTTTTTTATATAATCAATTATATTTTGATAATAATGTATATTTTCCACAAAATAATCTCCTTTATTCATAAGTTTCTCTTCATTATGTGTTAATTTTTCAATTTGTGCTTCCATATTTTTTTTTTTATTTTCATTTCTTTTATGTTGATTGTTTTTTGCTTTTTTTTTTACATCTTTTTCTTTTTTAGGTTGATTTATTTTAAAATAATCTACCAATGCTTCATTTAGATTATTGTATATGATTACATTTTCACCATCTATAGGTTTACCTGAAAATGTTGTATTAGGTATCATATATCCTTTTGCTTCTTTATATTCATCAAAAATAGTATTTTTTATTTGAATTGGATATGTTTGTTTCACTTCTATCTTATTTGAATTCCATTCATATGAACGTATTAAATAATATATAATATAATTTTCATCTGTAATAATAAAATTACCTTTGTCATATAATTCCACAATAAAATGATGATCATTTGAAAATCGAAAATCAATAATATTGTCATTATTCAATTGAACAATTGGCCAAAGACGTTTTTCTTTAAATGATTTACGAAGTTTTGAAACCAAACTCGAAGGAGTTTGACGCACACTTTCGAAATGTTCAACCACATGCATTTGAATACCCGATTCAATGACTAAATAATAAAATTTAACTTCTATTTCCGATTTATATCGAAATTTAAAAATAACTTTTCGTGTATTATCTATATTGCCATCATAAATTTGAATACAATAACAACCATCTAATTTTTGATTAAGTATATATAATAAGCAAGAAATATCTTCTTTTGTTAATTTCTGCTTCATAATTTGTCTTAGTAATTTATTTATATATATGATTTTTTTAAAAAATTATTTTAAATTACAAATTGTAACTATTCTTATCAAAATATCAAAATATCAAATCATCTATTTTTCTTAACACATGAAGACCTTTATCTATACATAAATTAATTAATTCTGGGTCCTTTATATTTTGTTGATCCTTATAACTTTGTCTTATATGATTTGCAATATATGTTATTCTTTTATTTTCATTTTTCATTTTATTAGCTATATTTAATGATCTTCCAATATTATAATTTGGTTTCACATAATAATGATAATTACCATATTCATAACCAAATTCATGACATAACTTTAATTTAGATTTATAAATATTTAAAATTAATCGTCTATTGGACATTTTTATATTACATTAAAAGATTGTTTTTATATCTATCAATAATATTTTTATATTTTTGAATCATATTTTTATTATTTGATTGAAATATTGAACTTCCTGCAACAATCATATTTGCACCTGCTTTTATTACATCTTCAATATTCGTTTCATTTATACCACCGTCTACTTCAATGTTTATATCTGGATATTTTTGACGTAGTTCTTTTATTTTATCAAACATTTCTGGAATACATTTTTGACCTCCAAAACCTGGTTCTACGCTCATAATCAATACTAAATATAAATTGGAGATGTAAGGTTCTATTACACAAATAGGTGTATTTGGTTTTAATGCAATTCCGATTTTTATATTTTTTTCGTTGCATGTTTGTATAATATATTTTGTTGTTTTTTCATCAACCGATTCTATATGGAAAGTAAATATATTTGCTCCTGCTTGAATAATATCATCAATCCATTTTTCTGGATTTGTAACCATTAAATGTACATCAAAAATAATTTCTGGTCCCAAATGTTTTCGAAGACATTTAATAACAGGGGGTCCAAATGTTATATTAGGAACAAAATGTCCATCCATTATATCAAGATGTAGAAAATCAATCTTTTTATTTATAACACTTTTACATTCATTTCCTATGTTTGCTAAATCACATGCCAATATAGATGCACCAATCATATATATTATTTATTATTAAAAATTAAAAATAAAAAAAATCGAAACCTATATTATTAAATAAATTATTATTGATTTCGTTAGATTTTTAATAATCCGTTAAGATGAGTGCTATTATTGATAAAGTATATAACGCTTCTTTAGGAGAGCAAGGATGTTGGTCATGTACTATAGAAGGACGTCGATGGAAAGTAAAGGGATCAAATGAGGATAGATTTTCTGTATCTATTAATGATGAGATTTCATTTTATTTTGCTTTTGATGGACATGGTGGAAACCTAGCCTCACAATATTGTAAAGATAATTTTATTCGATTCGTCTTTTCAAGATTTAAACGACATTTAGAAAAATGCAAAGTTGAAAAGAAACCTAGTATCACTATTTTGGAAGAAATTAGAAAAATATTAAACCAGGCGATCTTGGATTTTGACAAAGAATTATATGAGTTTCTCAAAGGAGAACGCGTAAAGAAGAAAAATGAAGAAATAGAGGAGGAAATAAGATTAAAAGTCCTTCAAGAAAAAATTTGGGAAATATTTAACAATATGGAACCAGAAGAAAGTGCCCTTGCAAGGGGACGTCTTGAAGCGGGATGTGGTGAAGAAATTTATGACTTCCGTAAAGATTTTAAAGAAAAACATTTTTCAGAACTTACAGACGATGAGTTTACAGAATTAAGACGTAATATATCACCAACACCATCGCGATCTAATTCATATATATCTGATGAATTTGATGAATTTAATAATGTTGGTACTACAGTTTCTGGTATTATTTTTTTCAAAGATTTAAAAGGTGGGCTTTCTATTAACATAGGAGACTCACAAACTACATTGCTAACAAAAAAAGTAGATGGAACATCTATTGATGTGCCTTTATCTCATCCCCACCGCCCAGATGATACATCTGAAATTGAGAGAATCGTAAAAGCCGGCGGTAGAGTACATGCAAGAAAAATTTTTAATAAAATGAATAAGTGGATATGTGTGTCTAGAGCATTTGGTGATTTTAATTTTAAAAACCTCGATGGTTCTGAAGTATATCATTTAAAACCTGATACAATACTCACAGCAGAGCCTGGTATTGAAATTTTTGAAATTAATCCAACTGATTCATTAACTTTTACAATATGTACAGATGGTATTAGTGATCATTTCACAATGAGTCAGATTCATACAATTGTTTCTAATGCTATTGATAAAGGTGAAGACCCAGCAAAAGAATTATGCAAATCATCATTCATTAAAACGAGTGACGATGTTACTGCAATTGTAATTAAACTAGAGCCAGAATAGTCGAAATTTTAGTCATTTCCTATAAATAATTTACTCATTTTTCCAATTTATAAATGTAATCATATTTACGAGTCCGTTTCAAAAACCTTTATATTCTGTCCATTTTGAAAAATGATAAAAATGAATTTAAAAAGAAGAAATGAAAATAGATTATTATGAATATTCCATCGATTATTTCTTGTTTTGAACCAGATAAAAATAATGAACCAGTGAGTGTTAGTGGATGGGTAAGGACTGTTCGAAGTTCAAGTTCTCAATTATTATTTTGTGTTTTGAATGATGGTTCGGATGTAAATGGGTTACAGGTTGTTATATCAAATGACTATTTAAGTGTAAGTAAAATACATACTTTTGAAAAAGAAGTAAAAATAGGATGTTATATAAAATGCACAGGAAAATTAGTAAAAAGTATTGGAGGAAAACAAAAATGTGAAATGCAATTACTTGATTATGAAATGGTTGGAAGCGTAGATGATTTTTATCCTTTGGCGAAATCAAAAATGAATTTAGATACATTGCGTCAATATTTACATTTTCGACCAAGAACAAATGTTTTTGGAAGTGTATTTCGTATTCGTTCAAAATTAATGAAAGCAATACATGATTTTTATCATGAATTGGATTTTCATCATATTGATCCAAATATTATTACAATGAATGAATGCGAAGGTGGTGCAGGTGTTTTTCAATTAACAGAAAAGGACATATCAAAACAAAATAATTTAATTTATTCAAAAGACGGTATTTATCAATGGAATAATGATCATTTTGGAAAACCCGTTTATTTAACAGTATCATCACAACTTCAATTGGAAATATTTGCATGTGGTCTTGGGGATTGTTATACCGTCAATAAAAGTTTTCGAAGTGAACATTCCAATACAAATAAACATGCTTCGGAATTTACTCATTTAGAAATTGAAATTATTAATAAAGACATGGATACATTAATGAATATTGGTGAAAAAACAATTAAATATTGTATTGAATACATTTTTAAAAATTGTATGGAAGATATCTATAATTTAAATGCTTTTATTTCAAAAGGATTAAAAGAAAGATTAGAATGTTTTAAAAATAAAATATTTATAAAGAAAAAATATCAAGATATAATTGAAGAAATTAATTTAGATATCAAAGAATCTTTAGTTGAACTGCCATTATTAAAACACGGAGATGATCTTGGTTCCAAACACGAAGATTATATTACTCAAAAATATGATACAGGTGTTTTTGTGACACATTGGCCATTTTCAATTAAGAGTTTTTACATGAAACGAAATAGAGAAAATCCGGACTATTGTGATTGTTTTGATTTATTACTTCCTTATGGTATTGGTGAAATTATTGGGGGGTCACAAAGAGAAGATAATTATGATACTTTAATAGAAAATATGGAATTAAAGAAAGTAGAAAAAGAAAATTTAGGTTTTTATATTGATTTGCGTAAATACGGAAGTTGCCCACATGGAGGATATGGATTAGGATTTGAGCGTTTATTGATGTTAATAACAGGAATGAAAAATATACGTGATGTATGTCCTATTCCTATATGTTATAAGGATTGTAAATATTAATTATTTTATTCAATATGTAAAGCATACCATCATTATTTATTTCTGTATGTATCTAAATAATAAGCAGATAACCATCCCAATATAGCACCAAAACTATCTCCTATACTATTTATCATTGTATATGGTTTTGGTTTTCCTCCTGGCCAAAATACGATATATTTATTGATAATATTTATACATGTTTGAGTATTTTCTACATATTCATAATTGATTATTTTTTATAACGAAAAATAGTATGTATCCATTGTATCGACCAATAAAAAGACATTGTATATACAATACTACTAATATAACAAAACAACTTTTCGTGATAAATATTCATGTTATAATCATGTATTAAATGGTGAAAAAACATTATTTGTCGAATATATACATATATAGAAAAAAGGAATATATCGACATATATATGTAATACTTTATTTTGTTGTAAAAGTTGATGTATATTTGTTAATCCACCAGATATTTCAATCAATGAAAAACAATAAAAAATATTTTTCAACAAAGAATAATGAAAATTATCAAATAATGATATCATACATAATGCACATACATGATGAGGTATTATTAAATAACGTTCATTGTATATTTCTACAATGGAATCAATAAAATAATACACATATAGATAAATAATACCTATATAATATATATTTGTATATGTTTCAATTGTTGTATAATAATAAAAATAAAATCCCAATATACTAAAATTAATATTATTCAACATTGATATACATAATTTTATATTCGAATATGATTGATTCTTAATAATATTATACATAATCTATTTTATAATCTATTTTATAATCTATTTATAATTATAAATAAAATATATATTTTATATATATTTTATTTATAATTTTTTAAAATATTTGCACATTTATACCATTGAAGATTTCAAATGCCGATTTTTTTATATATAAATAATTATATATTAGAGCAATGCGTATTTTACATGCTTACTTTATTTCTAATTTATTTTCATAAATAATTTAAAATTTTATTATCATATATACTAAATGAATAACGAAAAATTATTAAAGGTTTGAATTATAACGACATCAATCGGTTAAGCTAAATGCAAAATAATTATTTTTTTACCTTATAAAACTTCATATCCGTTTCAAGACGGATACTAACCAAATTTTTACTACCTCTGCATTTTAAATGTGTATAAGTGTAAAACATGGAGATGTTCTTGGTTCTAAATATGATACATGTGTATTTGTGAAATGATTGGAGGGTCACAAAGAGAAGATAATTATGATACTTTAATAGAAAATATGGAATTAAAGAAAGTAGAAAAAGAAAATGTTTTTTTATTTAGACTTACGTAAATACGGAAGTTGCACACATGGAGGATATGGATTAGGATTTGAGCGTTTATTGATGTTAATAACAGGAATGAAAAATAAACATGATGTATGTCCTATTCGTTATTTTATTTCTGGATCATGAAAAAATAAATATTTATAAGATTCTTTTGAAATGTTAGATGTTTTATTTAGTAGAATATCTAAAAAATGTTAAGTTAATTTATGAAAATCAAATTTATGTAATTATGAAAATAAAAGATATGAATTTATTAAGTGCTAAAAAATTACTTAATTCTTAGACATTTATTTATTTACATATAATATATTATAAATGCTAAAGAAGAAATCTATCTCATTTTGTAATATTCTTTATGTATATATTATACAACATAAAGATGATTTAAAAGATATAAAAAATGTATTATGGTGGGATTCATATGATTATGCAAGATTTAAAATAAATTATATTACACCTAATTTATAAAAAATGGGACAGTTTGTTTCAAATATTATTTAATTCTTATTAAATGTTTTTTTGATATTAAATGTTTATCATATACTGTTTTTGCATACATACCTATTTTACAATTTTCACAATAATATGGAAATTCTTTTTTCTTCTCATCTTCTGTTGAATGGTTATTTAATATATGAGTTTTATAGTTATATAAATGATCACTTTTATAATTACATTTTTCACATACATATATTATTTTCTCTTTTTTTTCTTTCTTTTTTTCATATTTTTTTTTTATTATTGTTCCATTTATATGTTTTCCTGTTTTTATATGTCTTTCATAATATACGTTAAATTTACATTTAAAGTTACACTTTTCACAACAATATTCTTTATTTTTTATTAAATTTTCTTTTTCCATTTTATATTATATAATTAATTTATCTCTATATTTTATTTTTTTATTAAAAAATTGATTTAAAGACATATTTATAATTAAGAAATAATTGTTTAATATAATACGTTTAAAAAATTAAAAATAATATCTAAGTAATTTATATAAATGAAAAAACCACCTGATAAAAATAAACTTATTACTGTTAAGTGTAATATTAACAAAATTATTAGAAATAATAATTTTATAGATCCTTTATTTGATGTTTGTTTTAGAACTAATAAAATTGTTATTCAAACTTATCAATTTTTAAGATTATGGATTTTAGAACATTATCATAATAATATTATTATTCCTATTATTACTACTGATACTATTAAAATGGTTTTTAGTGTTTTAACTTTGAATAATAAAGGTGGTAATACTCCTAAAGGTAATAATTTAATTATGCTTAATAATTTTACTGATTTTTATAATAATAATTATAAAGTTTTATACAATGATGATAAAATTAATGGTTCTTATTTATCCCAAATTTTAAATTCTATGTCTATTGATATGCTTACAAATATTGAAAATAATATTAAATTACATTTTTTCAAGTATGTTAAAAAATTTGTTAATTCTTCTTTTAGAATTATTAACAATACTATTTTAGAAAATACTGAAAAAGGTAAAAAAGTTGAAGTTAGAAAACTACTAAACAAAGAACTATTTCAAATTAAAGAAGACTTATTAAATAATACATTACTTTCTAATTCTAAATATCATAACTGGATTGATCAACATAGAAATAATATTTTTCCAATAGATTTTATAAATTCATATGAATTTGATATTCAAAATAATCCTCAAAAATATTTTAAATCAATGATTTATATGTGTTTAGAAATTGAAAAAATAGGTACTGCTTCTTATCAATTTTTTCCTTTAAGAACTGATATTATTCCTAAATATATACCTATTGATACTAAAAGTTTAATTGAAATATATATTAGAGAAAATAAAAATGAACTTTTAAATAATATTGAAGATAATAAAATATCTATTTGGAATACTTTTTTTAATCTTAATGATTCTATTTTTGAACAATCTAATTATACTTTTGATTATAAAATTTATACAGATTGTTATTCAGTATCTATTCAAATGCTACATAAAGATAAAGTTGAAAATGAAAAAAAGAAAAAAGAAAATATGAAAATGAAAAGAAGAGAAAATAGAATAAATACAAAAGATATGACACAAGAAGAAAAAGAAGTTTATAAAATGAAACAAAAAGAAGAAAAAAAGAAAAGTGAAGAGAAATATAAATTAGAACAAAAAGAAAGAAAAGATAAAGCAAAAGAAGAATTTAAGAAATTACCCAAAGAAGAACAACAAAAAATTAAAGAAGAAATTAAACAAAATAATGAAGAAAATAAAATGAATAATAATATCGATTTTAAGTATTTAGAAGACTTAAATAATAATGAATTAGAAGAAATAAAGAATAATAATTGGGTAGTTATTGATCCTGGAAAGAAAACATTATTATACATGAAAGATAAAAAGGGGAAAATACTAAAATATACTAATAGAAAACATGTAAGAAAAACAAAAAGAATAAAGTACCAAAAATTACTCCTAAATTATAGAAATAAATATAACATATCAGAAATAGAAAATGAACTAAAAAATTATAATTCAAAAACTTGCAATTTAGAAAAATTTAAAACATATATACTAAATAAAAATAGAATCAATAAAATTTTATTTGATGAATATAATAAAGAAATATTTAGAAAATACAAATGGTATGGATATCTAAATAGAAAAAAAGCAGATGTATGTTTAATAAAAGAAATAAAGAAAGAATTTGGAAATAAATCAATACTATTATATGGAGATTGGTCAATGAAAGGAAACTGTAATAAAGGAAATTTATCAACACCAAATATAAAATTAAAAAGACTAATAGGAGAGCAAATGAAAACGTATAATTTAGATGAATATAATACATCAAAATTAAATTATAAAACAGAAGAAAAATGTCATAATCTCTATCAACCAGATAAAAAAGGAGTAATAAGAAAAATACATTCAGTTTTAACATATCAAATGGAAAATAAACAAATTGGATGTATAAATAGAGATAAAAATGCAGTGTATAATATGGAGAAAATAGTAAATTATTATTTACTTTATAAAAACCGTCCAGAAAGATATTGCAGAACAATAAAAGGTATAAACCCATTCGTTGAACAGGAGACAAATAAAGTTCAGGGTCAAGTCTTACCATGCCTTCCTTAAGGTGCAATTATATCTTATTTATGAAAAACTGTCCCATTTTTCTTAAATTAGGTGTAATAATATAGAATAATTATAATTATAAAAAATAAAAAAAAATCTAAGCTAATTTTACAATTGCTTTCATTGTATATCTTATTTTTCCATCAACAGCCATTGCTCTTTTTAATTCTTCTTCATTATATTTATAATAATGACCTATATAAGGTCCAAATACTTTATTTTTTGAACCACGTGTAAATTCCTGTATTGAATATTTTACTTGGTCCATTGAACCTTTTTTATTTCCTTTTAGACCTTTATTATATGCTATTGATTTTAATAATTTTTTTGCAGCATCTGATGGAGATGCTTTGTATGAAATAGTCACTTCGCCAATAGATACCTTTTTATTTTGTAGCTCAATAACTCTAAAATTACGCTTATTTGTATCTATACTTGAACCTTTTTTTTCATATAAAACATTATGTTTACTTCCAATTTGTGAAATCAAATTAGACATTATATTTAATAATTATATAAATTTTATATAATTTTATATATTTTTTTAAAAAAATAAAATTACTTAACATTTCTAATTTCCAAATGATTTTGTTACAATTTGATTTCTTATTTTCTCTTCATTCGTCAGATTCTTTTCATGTTTTTTAATTAATTCTAATAAAAAATCATCATTTATTTCAGGTAATATAGCCTCACTATACATTGACTTCCCTCCAAACGCTGCATCGATTCGTATTTCGTTCGGATAATATTGTGTTGCTCCAAGACTATCTTCATGAAAAATAGGTCTTAATGCATTTGGTAATATATGATCATTTTGGGGCGGTAATATAAACATTAATTGTTGAAATGGACTCATTGGTGATCCTAATTCAAAATCATTATTTTTTTCAACTGTTTTTAAATCATTTTCATTCAAATAATGATATACATCACCCAATAATGGAGCAATTCTAAAATGATAATGCCAGCTCCATGAAGGACATCCTATATAATAATATTGAAGTGTAAAATATAATGACTGTATATAATTCTCAATACAAGAAGTTAATAATTTTTTATTTTCATTGGATTCATCTTTTATACCAATGAAATGTTCATAATAACTTTTTCTCCAAACATCATATGATTTTCCATAATCTAATTTTCTAATTTCTTCTTGATAAATGTTAAATAGTGGATGAAATGGACTTGCCATATGAGTATGAGTATAACGTGTTTTTTCTTTTTCATATTCACTCATTTTACTTTCAGATTCTTTTTGACGTTCGTCCATATATCCTCTCAAATATTTATCAACTTCTTTTTGAACATCTTTTTTCATCCATTCATCTTCTTTTTCAAATCCATTTTCATATAATTTGGTTAAAAATGTAATATTTAATTTCGGTTTTTCATTTTTATTATGGTCATATATAACTAAATAATCATCAAAATCATCTTTTATATCTTGATAAATATTAATTACCTTAAATAAAGCATCTTTTCGTATTTTCAAAAAAGGAACTGATAATACAAAATCATTTCCTGCCAAAAATGTCAAAAATATATAGTCATTAATAAGTTTTACTTTGTCTTTCTTTTTAATTACTAAACCAGCTTTTTTTTTCATAAAATCCTTTTGTACAATATCATTATAAAAACCATCTTTTAAACTATCAATATTCAATTCTAAATAAGTATATCCTTCATACATTTCATTTAAAATATGGTCATATTCTTCTTTTATTTCACGTACAATGCGGATATTTGATTTATGAGTTGCCACTGCTAATACAATTAAATCCGCATCCCGTCCATAAAGATAGATTTTATCATCTTTCTTGGATGGCATTGTTTTCATAGAACGCAAAATACCTAAAAACTTATGTTCTCCTTCACCTGGCACATTTGAATTACTAAAAATTACTTTCATGTTCTTATTGTGAGATTGAAATGTCTTTTGTTTCATTGCCAATACAAGTCTATTACTTAATTTCTCCATAAATTGTGTTCCAGGGGATATATTTGCACTTCTATCCCATTCTTCTTTATCTTCATTTATTTTATATTTTTCCTTTAATCCACTATTAAATTTTTTTTCCATAATTGCCTTAAATCTTCTTGAACGTTGTTGTACCATTTTTGCGCGTGGTGCAGGTCCATCTAAAGCAATATATAACATTTTTTTAGGTTGAATTACATTTGTTACTATATCTCTTGTAATTCGAATAACTTCTTCCATAATTAACTCTTCAATTTTGTCTTTACTATAATTAAATCCTTGAATATCTTTACTTATATTTTGATATGATGTATATACTGTTCCATTAAAATCCATAAAAAAATAATCACAATCTACTTTTCCATTTTTAACTGCTTTATGAATATTTTTATAATATTTATTGTGTATAATTTTTTTGAATAATGTTGGGACTCCCATACTTACTTTATTATTTAATAATACAATTTTATATCAATTTTTAAATATTTTAAAAAAATAATTTTATTTATTTAAATTTATATGAGTTCTAAAATATTAAGTTGTATTCAAAGTTGTAAAACAACGAGATATATAAATTTATTGAATAAAATGTAAATATAAATAATAAAAAGCAAAATTTAAAATATAAATAATTTCGCCGTAAAAAATATTGTCATTTATATTTAGTAAAATATAAAATAGAGTGAAAATTTCCAAACATAATGATGACATAAGTATTGCATTACAATTTCTCAAATAACAATGTCTAATCATAAAAAATAATATAGCGATAAAAACGAAAAACGCAAAATAATAATGAATTATATACGTTTCATTAACATAAATGAGTCCAAATATTCCAATTAATAATACACAAATTATTATTTGAGAATATCTATCATTTCTTTCTAATTCATACAATAATGTTCCTATTCCATTAAAAACATAAAAACTAAAATATAATATTTACATTTATTATCACATATTATGTTAGATACGCTATTATTAGAGTTATAATTATAATAAACAAACATAATTGGTAATAAATAACAAAGTATAATGAATGATAATAATGCATTTTTATTCATTTTATATATTATATCATTTTTTTATTATAATATTTTCGCATTTTAAATGAGAAAAGGTGTAAAATTATATTGTATCATTATATGAATAAAACTTAATATGAAATAAGTAAATTTAAAAAAAATGTAAAAAAGAATATAAAAAATGGTAATAAAATTATCTATATAAATCAATTAAAGAGAATAAATGCATTAATTGAAGAAAAAACAGACAGACTTATCTTTCAATCTAAAAAAATAAATTTTTAACGATTCGTTAAAATAATATAAAAGAAAACTACTATTCAATAGTAATGAGTGGTATTATAAATCCTCAAGAAATATTAAATATACCTATTATAATCGATTGTTTTAATCCTAAATTTTATTTTCACGAATATGATTGTGATTTTGTAAAAAAAAATAATAAAAAATTTATGATGACGGATATAGGAAAATATAGTATTACTAAACCTCAACATACAATTTGGATAAAAAAACAACTTATACTTTATTTTAAAGAATCAAATATTAATACAAAAGCTCTTCATTTAATTGATTGTAATGCAGGATTAGGTGGAGATACTATCAGTTTTTCAAAATATTTCAAAGAAATATTAGCAATTGAAAAAAATGAAGTACACTATCATTTACTTAAAAATAATTGTAATGTAATTGATTTAAATAATATTGAATTTGGTCATGCTAATTTTTTTGATATCGTATTTAATAATGATTGTATCAAAAAATATGATATCTTATTTTTGGATCCTCCATGGGGTGGTCCTAATTATAAAAAACATGAATCTGTTGAATTGGATATTGAATTAGATCATCAAAAAAAACCTTTACATGAAGTTATTAATGAACTTTATAAACACTATAAATATATTGTACTTAAGTCACCAGTTAATTTATTATTTGATAAAAGTAAATTTTTTTATAAAAATATAAAGTTAATAAAGGAGGAACACAATAAAATTTTATTGATTATTTTTGAGAAATAAATGTATCTATATATTATGAATAATTTTTTAGAATCATTGCAATAATGGGTATTTATTATTCCTTTTATAATACATATATATTCTACTAATTATTTAACTAATTTAAAAATACCGAATAAATATAATCATCAAAATTTATATGATATAATCGCTTCAAATACTATTAATTTAAATAAATTCAGTTATATAATTAATTATTTGTGTCTTATTTTTATTTATTGTTTCTATTTTAATCATTATGGTACGTTGGCATTATACGATTGATGTATTATTGGCCTATATTATTTGTGGATTAATTATTTGTTATGCCCTAATTTATAATTTTTATGTGTATTATTATTATATGAGTGTGTATTATTTTTATGATCCAAATCATGGAAATTGTTTACGTATTATGTATAAAATAAATAATAATAAATATATGATACATGGTGGTTATGGGAGTGATGAAGGAAAAAAAGGAAATTGGACTGCGTTTTTAGAAAAAAAACCAGTTTTCTCTAAATTTGGTAAAAAGTTTAATTGTGTCATGGATTTTTCACTTAAAAAAAATTTAAAACATAATAAAATCTATTATGCGCACTGGAGTGATCGAAAAATACATTGGCAAGATGGTAATACATGGCTTCAAATGTATTTTTAATAAAAATAATTTGTTCTTTTTTCATCCATATATTCAATATGGAGCATCATTCTATTATACTCTAGGCAAAGTTATTAGCCATTTACATTTATAATTTTTTATTTATAAATGTATGTAAATGAATTTAAAACCATTTTCTTATTTTTTTATATGAACTTATTGAATGAGAATAGTTCTATTTATGAACAACCAAATGACATAAATATCGTACTAAAAAAACATCAATTAGCTATGTTATATAAATCTCTTGAAATTGAAGAAAAATATGAAATGGGTATTATGAAAGATAAACCAGGTAGTGGTAAGACATATGTCATTTTAACAATGATTAATGAGTTAAGAAAGAAAAATAATACTACTAAAAAAAAAGTAAATGTAATAATTGTTCCACATAATATATATTTTCAATGGATTTATAGCATTGAAAAACTAACACAAGAGTTAAGTTATATTAAATTTGTTGAATATGAACATCTTTTAAATTTATATAATCATCCTGAAGATTTATACGAAAAAGATATTATTTTAGTAAATAGCGCATATTATAACGTATTAGCAAGTACAATGAATAACTTAGAATTGAATGTGGATCGTCTTTTTATTGATGAAATTGATAATGTAGGAAATTTAATTAATCAATCATTTAATACTAAATTTACTATGTTTATATCTGCTTCATTTGATGTAAAAAATAATAATGGTTATTTTAGTAAAAAATTATTAGAGACTGATTTAGAACAAATGACTATTTTGTGTGACGAAAACTTTGTGGACAAACAACTTAATTTAGATGACCCTATTTATGAAAAATATGTATGTTCAAATATTTATGTAGATAAAGTATTAGATGGATTATTAGACAGTGATGAAATAAAAAACGTAAATGCGTGTTATTTTAAAATGAACGATAAAAATTATGACCAAAAAATAGCATCTAATGAAGTAAATCTAATAAGTCTAATTTTTAAAGAAAATAATCATTTAATAGAAAGTTTTAATAATCAATTAGAAGATGTTAATAAAAATATAAAATTTTATATTGATAAAAAAGATAAAAGAAATGAATATATAGAAGATTTCAACAAGAAAATGAGTGGTATTTCCAAGGTGTTTCATTTAAAAAAAATTATTATCGATTTTATGGAAAATTACATGGATTATTTTGATTTTTATATACATCCAAAACTTGATTTTGAATATAGAGATATGTATGATATTTTAGTTGAAAAACGAAGAAATAATACAAAAGAATTTCGTATTTATTTAAATAATTTAATGGACTCAATTTATCATTTTTATCAACTTAAAATAAATAATCAAGAAAATGGTGTAAATGAAGAAAATATTTATGCATTACTTAATGTGTATCAATTATTAAATAATTTAATTAAAAATAGACCTATTGAGATTAATAAATTATTTGAAGATCTTAATAAATTAAAAGAAGATCATAAATTAAATGAACATTGTTTAAAACTTATTAATGATATGAATGATTTTGATTCATTTGTTTTAGAATTTACAGCTGTTCTTAGTAATTTAAAAATAGTATTAAAGTGTGATCAACTTATTGATAATTTAGAAAAAAATAAAAAAGAAATTATTTTATATAAAAATCATTATGAATTAAAGAAAGACCAATTGGTAGAGAAACTTAGAAATAATAATATGTGTCCTATTTGTTATGATTCATTAGAACATGAGAAAAAAATATATTTAAGTGAATGTTGTACCCAAAAAATATGTCAAAATTGTTTAGAGAATTGGGTAATAAAAATGAAAAAAACAAATTGTATTTATTGTAATAGTGATAATAAAAAGGTAGAAGATTATTTAATTTTAGATAAAGAACACAATGAAGAAATAAATGGTGAAATAAATGGTGAAATAAATGGTGAAAAATGTAATGATGATTATATTCAATATAATTATTCAAAAATGCATTTTTTAGAAAATTATATCATTGATTTAAAAAATAAAAATGAAAAAATTTTATTATTTTCAGATTTTAGCAATGTATTTAATAATATTCAAATTATATGTGAAAAAAATAATATTTTGTATGAAGATTTAGAAAAAGGTAATATGCAGGACATTGAAAAAGCAGTTATGAATTATAAATACGGTAATGCCAAGATTTTATTAGCTAACTCGTCATTATTTTCATGTGGAATGAATCTTGAAAATTCAACTCATATTATATTTGTTCATAAAATTGATGATTCTATTTTAGATCAAGTCTTAGGGCGTGCTCAGCGCTTAGGAAGAACGTGTATTTTAAAAGTAATGAGTTTAGAATATGAAAATGAAATAGAGATTCAGAAAAATAGTAGTAAACCTTTTGTTAAGGTAGAAAAAAATACAACTTCAATAGAAGATTTAGAAAATAAAACTGAAATATTTAATTCAATTGAAGAATTAAATAATGAAGTAAATGTAGAAATTGAATTACCTAATTATAATGAAGCATTGGATATAAATTTAGATGAACTTATACAAAGCTTACATTAATATTTTTGAATAATAATATTTTCATATATATCTTTTAAATAAATATCTTTTTTTACTATTTTTTCAATTTTAGATGACATATTATCTAATTGAATACTGTTTTTATTTGAACATTCATCTTCAAATAAAATAATAGGTGCACTTATTTTTTTTATATTTTTTATATTTTTTATATTTTTGGGATATTTAAAATACATTATTAATTGATATTTATGTAAAGTACCTTTTGATTTACATATTTTTGTTCGTTGCTTATTATCATTACAATGATTAAATGATATTGTGCTTAAATCAGGTTTTTTTTTTGTCACAAATATATTTTTTTCATTTATTTGAATATATAAATCATTAAAATAATAATGAATCGCATTTAATTTTACAGGATCAAATGAAGTTTTAATACCATTCAATATATTTTTTTGAACAATTAAACATTGTACATAAAGTTGAATACTTATTCCTTCTATATATGAATTCATATAATAGTGACATAGAAAATATAATTGAATTTAATAAAATTTATTCTATTTCTTTATAAAATTTATGAAAGTTAAATATTTTTCATTTTCTTATTCTGAGTTCAATACATGAGAATATTTAAATGCATGCATACATTACATTTGACTTAATAATTTCATTGATATGTATATATATTTTCGTTATTTTATATGATGATTAATTCGTACATTTATATTATTTTTTTATATTATAGTAATTATTGTAAAAAGAAATAATATAAATCATTTATATATAATATATAATATATATATATTTTTAAATATATTTTTAAATATCTATATACATAAATTAATTTAAAAACAAATTATTATTAAATAATAATGAGTTCATTATTAAATAATTGTCCTACTTATGTTATTAATTTAAAAGAACGTGATGATAAGAAAAAGAAAATAGAAAAATTATTTGAAAAAAAAAATATAAAGTTTACTTTTTTCCGCCCCAATAAACATGAAAATCCAAAAAGAGGTTGTTTAGAATCTCATTTAACACTTATTCAAAATGCAATTCAAGCAGGTCATACTAAAATTCTTATTTTTGAGGATGATGTTAAATTTATCAAATCGATTAAAGATTTAAGAGATCCTCCTTCTGATTGGGATATGATTTATTTAGGAGGAACTGTTCATCGTATTTTAGACAATAATCATAAAGATTATCCACGTGTTCAAACATGGACTACCCATGCTTATTTTATTAACTTAGAAAATAAAAATTTTATTGATGAAATTGCTAAAATGAGTGATTATGATGGTGAAATTGATCGTTATTATTTAGAAAAGATACATCCTAAATTTAAATGTTATATGACAAGTCCTATGTGTTGTATTCAGAATGAAGGATTTTCAGATATTGAAGGTCGTGATGTAAATTATGATTTTATGCAACACACCTTAAATGGTCTTCGAATTCCCGAACATGAAATTAATAATGAGGGACATTATGTATTGAAACTACCAAATATTCAAATGAAAGATTTACCTAAAATATCTATTGTTACACCTACTTATAATCGACGTAAATTATTTAATATTGCTCTTAATAATTATGAAAGATTTAATTATCCAAAAAATAAAATTGAGTGGATAATTGTTGATGATAGTCCAAAAGATGAAAATAGTGTAGAAGACTTAGTTTCATTTATGAGAAATGTAAAATATATTCGATTTCGTTCAACAGAAGAACCAATGACGGTTGCATCAAAACGAAATATTGGAGCAGCAAATGCTACAAGTCAATATATACTTCATATGGATGATGATGATTATTATCCTCCTGAAAGTCTTTTAGCACGAGTGAAACTTTTACTTAAATATGAATCAGAAGGAATTGGTTGTTTAGGAAGTAGTTTAATTGGTACATATAATATTTTAACAAATACAAGTTCTATGAGTAGTGATGGTCCAATTTCTTTATCAGAAGCTTCAATGGCATATACTAAAAAATTTTGGGAGTCAAGAGGTTTTGATGATTTATGTATTCGAGGCGAACATAAATATTTTACAGAACAACGTCTTCATGAGATATTAGATGTACCGTACAGTTTTATATTGATTGCGATTAACCATCGTCAAAATATGAGTAATGAATTAAGAGGAGATGATAATTTATTAAAATTTTCTGAAAATACAGAAAAGTATGGAGAAGTAGCTAATTTCTTTGATAGCTGGGATTTTGATACACAAATGTTTATGATAGATATGCGTAAATATATTACAAAATAAGTTAGAATAATGTAAATAAAAAATTGATTTTTTTTGGTTAATAATATAAAATATTGAATAAAATATTGAATAAATAAAGATGAATATTTCTCCAGATGAATATATTCATCATTGTGTATTTGATGGTCATTTTTCAAGATTCAATAAAACAGAGGATAGTATAGCAAAAATTATATATGAAAAAAATAAAGAATCTATGTTTTTGGATAACATTGAACTTGCAGAAAGTAGCTACACTGGAGCAAATTTTATTATTAAGAATAAAAGAACATATCGAATTTCTATACGTTTACCAATTTATCGTGAAAATATATATAATAATTGTTATGAATTAGCACTTACAGAATCAAATAATGATAATATTTATAGCTTTGATTCAAAAGATATTCTTGTTTTTGGATATAGAACAAGAAATGATATAATTTCACATATATGTGATCTTATTTTAAATTTACAACAAAATAAAATATTTGATTAACAAAATTTGTATTTCTTATTTCATACAAGATGTACCATATAAACAATCATTGTTTGGACCAGAAGGAGGACTTGTATTATTACAATTATCTGGATTTATAAAATCTTTTGTGTTAGGAGTTATTCCTTTATTAAATTCAGTTGGAAAGCAATTAATTTGTAAATCAAGAGGATCATCTAATGCATCATTGAAATAAACACCCGTTTCAATGGGTTCAATTGGAGGCGTGGATGAGTAATCTCTATAATCTTTAGGTATTGGTTTATTTAAACGAATAAGATCATTGGAGCAAGTATAATCATTCATTATATTTCCACTTGTAAGATCCCAATTTTGTTTTAACATTCCTTTTTCCGGATTCATTATTTTTGATTGCCAAATACCATCATAAAGAAGTTCATTTTGATAAGCGCAATAATTTCCATCATGTAATTCTTTTTGGGGTGTATAATTTTTTTTTTCTATATACATTTGACCTACATGATCTTCATAATAGTTTGGACTTAAAGGAATATTTGTACCAGTTTGAAAATTAAGTTCTGTTTTGAGGGGGATATCCATTTTTTTACACGCATCTAAAAAAACGGGATCTTTTGAAGTATTATTATTTTCAAAATTTTCATTCTTTTTTCCTAATACATTATCAATCATTGTTTTAAACAATGAATTAATACCAACTATTGTGATTATAATTACAAACAGTAACATGATAAGAGAAATTATTAAAGATACCATTATATTTAATAATATGATTTTTTTTTTGTAAATATATAATATATGGACCAGATATATTTTTGGATAATTGTCCTTTTCTTAGTCATTTTATTTTTAGATTATTATGAAAAACAAAATAAATTAAAAGAAAATTTTGAACCTCAAATAAAAAGTGGTCAAATAAGTGATTCTACCCTTCCACCTTATTATGAAGAAAATCGTTTAAGTGTTTATAAACCAGTTTATAGTACGAATGCTGTCAACATTAATTCGAATAAAAATATTAATTTTAAGAATTTCACTACGAATGGAATAACACCTCCTTATTTAAAATGCCCTTCATGTGAATTGCAATATCAATGTACTGATTATCCTTATAATGTAGATGAAAAAAATGAAAATGTTTGTCATAATTGCTTTGATAAAATAAGTTATAATAATAATAATTTTCCTGTTTATGCGAAAGCAGTTGGAAAACCCAGGGTTTGTAGAAATCTCAAATAAATTTTACAATGGTTTTATGATAAATATTATTTTATGAAACATAAATATTTCATAAAAGGATATTTATCATAAAAATCTCTTTTTTTAATTTCTTTTACAATTCTTTTTATTGTGAAAGAATTCATTTCATTCCCATGACAATATAAACAAAAATATTTAGATTGAGTACATCGAATACATGTAATTTTATTACATAATAAACAACTATACATACCATCTATAGACTTACAAATTTGACATAATACACTACATTCTAAACTTACTTTTCGTGTATTTAAAACCATAATATGTATTCATTTTTTTTTATAATAATTCAATTTTTATAATATTTTTAAAAATAGATATTTTACAAGAAATAGGTAATAAATTTTGTTATTGGTTAAATATGGTAATAATGCAACTTTTATTAAATTAAGATGATTAAATAATTAATTTATTTTCAAGAATATATGGGATTTTCTAACATAAAGATAAAATAATATTATTTAGTAAGATATAAAAATTGAAATAAATATAAGATATAAAATAAGATATTCGTAAAAATTATGAATGATCATTTTTTATCTTTTATAGTAAAAGATTTATCAATATGTTCAGATAATTTAATTAACATACAATATAATAAAATATTTAATATTAATTGTACATGTGGAATAGAATATTGTGATCATTGTGATTATATATTAAAATGTATTTCAAAATGCATTAATCATGAAATAGATTATAGTAAAAAAAATTATAGATTAATACATTTTAAAAATAATGATAGTTTAGAATTTAAAATGAAAGATATTATCAATGATTATATACATAATATTGAGTTATTCTATAAAAATGAACAATTTCATTTAAGATGTGCTTGTCAAAATAAAATGTGTAGAAGTAGTGAGTATGCGTTATTAAGTTTTTTATTAAGATATAGTGAAAAAAAACACAAACATATTTTTCAAAATATAGAAAAAGTTACATAAATGAATAATATAAAAATTGATTTTTTTTCATTCACAATTATAAATTTAATATGGAAGATTACTTTGAAAAAGATATATATCAATGGTTAAATAATACGCATAAAAATAAATTATGTGTATCTATAAAAAATCAACACTATGAAGAATTCCAACTTACTATTTCTTATACACAAGAACAATTATTTTATACATGTAGCTGTGATAAAAAAAATTGTTTTCATTTACATTTTTTGATTTATATGTTAAATCAAAATTACGAAAAGAAATTACATCATCATTATTTTGATTTTGATGAAGATGTAGATAATTATTTATATTTTCCAATAAACGGTTCGCAAGATAATAAATATGGAGTAGAAATTAAAGTAGATAGTACAAAAACATTTACTTATTTATGTAGTTGTGGATTAAAATATACACGGAAAAAAAGAAAAAAATGTAAACATATTATGAAAATATTGGATACTATACAAAATGAATTTAGAAAAACGCATGAAATAGATAATTCTTTAGAAGAATATTTTGAACAATTATCTATTTGTAAATAATTTAATTACCGAATTTTTTTATAAAAATATATACTTATACAATAATGATGTCTTTATTTTCTTTAGGTGACAGTAATGCTAAGAAAGAGAAAAAAATAAGTAAAATGAAAAAAGTAGTTAAAGAGAAAAAAGTCGTTAAAGAGAAAAAAAAAGGTATTAAAAAAAATAAACTAAAAAAAGAAAATAGTTTTGTAATGAAGAATCATATTGTTTTGCTAAATAATTATAAATATAATAATATTAATTTAGTAAATAATAATAAAAAGAATAATTTTAAAAAACCAATTGGTCTTTATGATCCATTAGGTGAAAATATTAATCCTCTTACAGGTAGTCCTTATCAGAATTTATATGAAAATGAACTTGATAAGTATGAATCAGGCTCATTAGCTGGAAAACCTTATTATCGAAGTTATAAAAATCTTTCTTATATCTGGACAAACCAAATAATGTATAAACATATAACAGAAATGATGGATTCTATTAGAAATAATCAAATTACTATGATTAAAGCAGGTACTGGTGTAGGTAAAACACTATTAACACCAAAGGTTGCTTTACAGGCATTTAACTTTCAAAAAAAAGTTATATGTACTGTTCCTAAAAGAGCATTAGCTCGAAGCAATGCTTCATTTTCAGCAAAATGTTTAGATGTAATGTTAGGGAAAGAAGTCGGTTATTTTTTTAGTGGAGAGAAAAAGAAAAATGATGATACAAAACTTGTTTTTACTACAGCAGGAAGTTTAAAATCATTAGTGACTGGTTCTGAACCTCTTCTTAAAGACTATCAATGTATATTAATAGATGAAGTCCATGAACGTTCAATTGATACAGATTTTTTAATGCTTATGATGAAAGAAATACTCGAAAAAAGACCAGATTTTCGTTTGGTTTTAATGAGTGCAACAGTAGATGTATCTAAATTCAAAGATTATTTTAATGCTCAAAAACAAAAAATTACTTTTAATGAAATTGTAGTGGAAGGAAAACTTCATGAAGTAAAAGTACATTATGAAAAAAAACCATTAAATGATTGGAAAACATCTGCCATTGAAAAAACAATTCATTTATTAAAAACAACAGAAGAAGGTGATATACTTATTTTTATGAAATCAGGAATGGAAGGTTCAATTATTAAACAACAAATTGAATCACAAACTAAAAATTTAAAAGATATTAATCCTTTTGTAATGATATTAGAATCAAAAACACCAAGTGATGAACAAGATTATGCTACTGATAAATTTAAATACTTACAACATCCGGATAATGATCCTGAAAATCCTTTTAATCGTAAAGTTGTTATTGCTACAAATGTTGCGGAATCATCTGTGACTATTGACGGTGTGGTTTATGTTATTGATAATGGATTTGAAATTGAATCTTCTTATTATCCTAAACAAAACGCACGCAGTTTATTAGAAGAACGTATTTCTAAAGCAAGTGCAAACCAACGTAAAGGAAGAGCAGGACGTACTAAACCAGGTGAATGTTTCCGACTTTATACGGAACAAGAATTTGAAAAATTTAAAGAATATAGTACTCCAGAAATACAAAAAACAGATATTACAAGTGATATACTTGATCTATTTAAACTTCCTTATATAAAAAATATTGGTGATTTAAAAAAATATTTAAATACATTGATGGACCCTCCTAAAAATGATTTTATTATCTCAAGTATTATAAAATTAAGTGCTTTGGGTGCAGTAAGTAGTGATAATGATCAAGGGACAATAACTCAAATGGGATTAGCAATAAGTAAATTTCGTAAATTTGATGTTCATATATCAAAAGCAATTATTGCTTCAGCAAAACTTAATTGTATGTATGAAGTTATTCAAATTGTACTTATAACATTCGATATTGATAATCAAATAAAATCATTATTTAATAAATATCGCCCATCAAGAAGAAGTATGTCTGAAAGAGAAAAAACAAATGAAGAAAAAGAATACAATAAACTTAAAAAGAAATTTTATAGTTCATATGGTGATTATATTACTATTTTAAATGTATATGAATCATTGAAACAGCACATGAACATTTTTATGAAAAATAATAAAATAAATGAAAATGCTACAAATAAAGAAAATAATGAAAGTAATAATGATGCACATGATGTGAATAATTTAACAACAAATAAAAGAAGAATGATAAAAGAAGCAAAAAAATGGTGCTATGAGAATGGTGTTAATTCTAAGCCTTTTATTGATAAAGGTATGAGAAATAAAAGCTGGGATCGAGTAAGAAATGATACAAAACAAATAACTCAAATATTAAACGTTATTATACAATCGAAAAATTTTAAAAATTTAAATAATGTATTAATATCAAGAGATAATTTAGGGAATCAAAAAAATAATGCTAAAAAGGTATTAAAACAAAATGGAGGAAAATCATTACTTAATTTTATAGAGTCGAATGTATTAAATGATAAAATACATAATGTATTATTGGCATTTTGTATTGGAGGTATTACTAATATTGCTTATATGCATAACAAGAAAAATTTTACTTATAAAACATGCTTTCCTCAAGAAAAAATGTTATGTAAATTAGACCGTGATAGTAGTTTAAGTGAGAGTAATGCAACTCAATTTATCATTTATAATGAATTATTTATGTTAAGAAAAGGAGCTCCTATCTTAAAACTAAATATTATTAGTAAAATACCTGCAGAAGTACTTAAAATTATGAAAAAATATTATGAGATTTATTATAAAAAATGTTTGGTAAAAAATAATAATCTTAAAATAAAAAATAAAAAATAATAATCTTAAAATAAAAAATAAAAAATAATAATCTTAAAATAAAAAATAAAAAATAATAATCTTAAAATAAAAAATAAAAAATAATAATCTCTTTTTAAATTAATTAAATATATTTTTATATAATTTTATTATTTATACTTATGAATAAAGAAAAAAAAGAAAAAAAAATGTATATTTCATTAGGATGGAGATGTGAATCTGCAGTTCGTCGTACTCAAATATATAATTTAAAAAGACCAGATTATAATACATGTGTATTTGATTTAATGATTTCAAATTTAAATGGTGTTATTAAGTGTTTTGAAAATGATTTTCAACATTTTTGTAATCCAACATTTTTAGTATATAATGGAAAAGGGTATATTAAAAATATATTTTATAAGTTTTTATTTAATCATGAAACACCAGGACATGCTGATTTACATTTAAAAGAAAATTGGCCAGGTAATGATAAATTTTATTTTACTCAAAATAATTTTAAAATGTTTATTGACCGTTATAATAGACGTGTATTAAATTTAAAAAATTATATAAAAGAAAATGATCACATTGTATTTATCCTGCAAATGGTAAATATAAATCAAAACCAACCATTATTATTAAAATTAAAAAAAATTCTAAAAACAAAATATCCTACTAAAATATTTAGTTTTGATTTATTTGAAGAACCAAAAGTACAATTTTATAAAAATCATTTATTATTAATGGGTCTTCAAAAAAATGTAATTGATTTACATATTCAATAATTTTACACATTTGAATTTGAATATTTTACGTTTGTATAAAAATAAGAAAATATTTTATTTCACGATATTCAAAAAAAAAATAAATATTCTTAATAATTATAGTTTATTACTAAACATTATATTTATTTTTTTCGATAAAATAAATGCTATATGTATTTAATTTATGAATAATGAAGTAATTCATAACTTCTGTGAGTCTCGCATGCAAAATGAAAATCCACCTGAATACTTTAACGCTTTTTCTTCTTTTTTTATGGTACTTATTCCATTGTTTTTAGGATTACCAAAAAGTATGTATTTTTTTTATGGTGGAAGTATATTAATATTTAACGGATTTGCAAGTTTTTATTTCCATTGGGTTTTTATAGAATTATTTTAGATTGTGATGAAATTTATAATAGAGAAACTATACTTTAGTTTGATAGATTTTTATCAAATAAGAAATTTATAAATAATATTTTTTTTGAAAATTCATGTTACTTTCTTTAAGTGTTTGTATTTTATAAGATGTTAAATTATATTTATTTTCAACATTAAATATTGATTGTAGAATTACATTATTTATTTTTTGTTCTTGAAAAATAATATTAATAGTGTTATAAAACATTAAAATATATAAATATAAATACATTATATATTACTAATACTATTACTTTAAAATGGTATATTTTAAAATCAAAATCATATTTATGTTATATGCACCATATTGATAAAATATTAATTATATTAAATATAAAAAAGCAAAAAGAAAAAATGAAAGAAAAAATGAAAGAAAAAGAAAAAATGAAAGAAAAAGAAAAATTAAATCAAAAAAGTATATATAATCCTTTTTATTTTTGGATAAAGTGTTTATATAAAAATAAAAATAATAAATAAATATAGATGCCAGAAGGACCTGAAATATCATACATGACTTATTTATTTAATAAAAACTTTAAAAACAGTACATTAAAACATATTCATATTTTAGGAGGACGTTATAATCGTCATAATCACCCGCTAAATTTAGATAAACTTAATAAATCATTGCCATCGAAAATTGAACAATTAGCAAATAAAGGAAAATTTATTTATTTGAAGTTAAAAGATAATTATATTGTAGGTATTAAGCTTAATTATGCTCATTTAGTGGACCATGATGGTAAACATTCAAATATTCAATTTGAGACATCAAAAGGAAGTTTTTATATAGAAGATTTACGAAATTTTGGTAAAATAACCATTTTAAATAATGAAGAATTAAATAAAACACTTCAAAAAATTGGCCCAGATTTAATACACGCCAAAGTATCTTTTAAAGAATATGAAGAAATAATGAATAAACATCCCAATATAAAAATAGGTCAATTTTTAATTGAACAAAAATATTTTTCAGGTGTTGGAAATTACATTCGTGCAGAAGTATGTTATGAGGCTAAAATCTCCCCATATAAATTAATTAAAAACATGAATATTGAAGAAAAAAAAGAATTATTTATACAACTAATAAAAGTAATAAATAAAGCATATAAATTACTATTTAAAGGAAAAAAATATCCATTGAAAGTGTACAAACAAAAAATGACACCATCAGGAGAAAAAGTTGTGGCTGAAAGATTAGAAGCCAATCGAAATATTTATTGGGTACCTTCTGTCCAAAAATAATGAAATATTTATTGTTTTTCAAGGTTAGCAAATAAATATTTAATATAAGGTGTTAATCCTTTTTTATTATAAAAAACAAGTTTTTTTAACTCATTCTTTTTAAAATTTATTTGCACAGGTTTTATTTGTACGAATAAATAATTTAATAGATGTTTTACATTAAAATTAATGATAGGTGTTCTATCAACTCTACTTACACTCAAAAAATAATCCTCAAATTTTATATCATCCCCTTTAATGTCATTACTAAATTTAATCCATTTATTTGGTATATTATAAGCATCTGAAATAATAAGTCCATGAAGACTCGATGAAAGTATTTTTTCACATTTTGCTATTTGATTAATAGTATGTTCAATATTTGGATTTCTAACATCAATAATAGAAATAAGAGGATTATTACCATATAATTGTTTTGCTTTAGGATAATCTACATAATGAGGAACAATACCTATTTTATATTTTTTTGTAAATTTAGGTATATAAAAATCAGGCATAAGTAATCCCATATCACCATAAACATGTGGAGTATAAACTCCTATTTTTAATAATGCATTACGTGTATGAGGCCCTCTTACAAATAATGCATTTGTATATTGTAATGGTTGATTTAAATCTCTAATTCCAGAACCACATACAATCGTATTTTTATTTGCTATTCGCATAATAGAGCCAATACTTAATATTTTAGGTTTTTGATTTTCATTAAAATCAAATTGATAATTATCTTTATTCATTATTTTTTGTAAAATATAAGGAACAATCATATCACCAAAATTAGGTGTTTGATTATAATAATAAAAATTTACTTTAATATTTGTTGTATCAATAAATATGTTTTTATAATATTTTTTTACATACCATGTTGGAAAATTGTTATATAAGAATTCTATGAATTTTTGATTAAAATATTTATTTATTTCACCAAAAGGTTTTTCATTTTTCCAATATTTTATAAAACACCCCATACTATGAAAAAACGTAATTTGAGGTATCTTTTGAATATTAGTTTCTTCAATCGTATGAAAATGATTTGGATATAATTTAAAATGATTAGGGTGAATAGCTTGATATAAAACCATTAAACTATCATCACCACATCGTGGAGCATTAAGATGCCAACTTTTTTTATATAAATATACTACTTTTTTATAAAAGTCTATTTTATTTAAATTCTTTACATTAAAAATTGATATTCCTCCTAATACACGAAATTGATTTAAATCAAATTTGATATTAGTATGTGCTTTCCATTTAGGTATATCATTCATGATTGGACCATATGAATTAATTTTCTTAGTATGATGAAAACTTCCTCCAATATATTTTATTTCATTTAAATTAATATTTATTGATTTATTTGTATAAATATCTGGTTCAATAACAACCACATAATCATAATTTTTTAAAGCTATCGTAACATAAAAACGATAATAACATTCAATTGGATATTGATTTCCATATGGACGTTTATGTAAATTATTAAAATCATTTTTTAAATTTTTTTCTATTAATTTTACACCATATTCTTTTGCTATAATATATGATTCTTTTGAAAATACTGTCCCTAAAATAAACAAATCATAATCATTATTTTTAGATTTAAATAATGTAAGTGATACAATTGCTTTAGCAACATAACCATCATTGCATACAATTATTGATGCTTTTTTCATATATAATATATAAACATAATTAATAATATTTCTACATTAAAGGAGGAAATTCTTCTTCGTTATATTTAAAGCTACTTTGATTAGTGTTATTTATATTGTATTCTTGTTGTTCATTTTTGTATTTATTAAATAAATTTCTTGGCATAATTATTGGTAAAGAGTTGATTTTTTCTTTTTTTACACCATATACTAAAAATGAGAAAGTGCGATTTTTTATCGTAAATTTATTTAATTTAAAATTATCAATATTTTTCTGCAGAAATCCTTTATCAAAAAACATCATACCATAGTCTTTATATATGCGTTCTGTAATATTATTTATTTCAACATCATTAAATTCATTCCAATTTAATGTGTTTAATATTTCATTTTTTAGTTCATTTATTGTATTTTCTAAAGATATTGTAATTTCTTTTTGAAAAGATATTTTTTTTTCAATATTTACAAATAATTTAATTTGAATAGACATTTTGTATAATTATTCTTACTATTATTTTTTTAAATTTAAAATATACCTTTTTCTATTTTTTTTAAGAAAATAAAAAAATGATTTCTTTTCATTAAATTTATTATAGATTACTCAATGATGTTAAAAAATAAAAAAGAGTTATTTCAACCTATTAAGGAGTTTTGGGAAAAAGTAGATTACAAAGACCATGAATTAAACGAACAAGCAAATGATATATTAAGTAAAAATAAAATTATTACACATTATACAAGTCAAATAAATCAAGCATGTCATATAAGTTCTTTAGCTTATACAAATGTAAATTTAGTACTTTTTATTAACGAATCAAGAAAAAAATCATATGATTATTATTTAAGTTATTTAAGAGGTACTCATTTATTATATGGTATTAAGTCTATTGAAATTGAAAAAAAAGCATTCATAAATGCTTTATATCAATTAAAATATCAACATATTAAAAATTATGATTTTTTAATTGAAACGATTTTAAAAAATTATTCTTTTTTAAATGAAATAGAAAATGAGGATGATTTAATTAATGTACATCTTTTATTTTTAGTAAATAGAAATAATTATGATATTGATGAAAAAAATCAAACATATACATATATTGTAGGACAAGACTTATATGATAAACAAATGATTTCTTCAATTTTCTATTGTGATAATTCATTGGATGTTTTAGAAAAACAAAATTTAGAGAATTTATTTAAATATGAATCTTCACTTGAATTATTTCATAAATATAAAGATTTTGTATTAGAACAATCTTTGGATATTCAATATAAAATGATGATGTATAGTTCTACAGTATTATATGTACATGGTTTAAGAAAAAATAATGATATTGATGTTTATATTCATACATTAAAGAATAAGGATGTACAAGATAAGATTATTGATTTTTTTTCATCAGATGATATTAAAGATAAAAATGATTATGTAATAAAGGGAAGTAATCAATGGCCAAGTCATTGGGATGTATGGATCGACAAATGGGCGAAAAAATGTGGTGCTCTTTATTTTGAGGAAATTCTTGGAAATAATAATTATCATTTCTATTTTTGTGGAATAAAAATGGTAAGTCTTCATGTAGATATTAATCGTCGTTTAGTTCGATGTGAAGAACAGCGTCCAGCATCTTTTGCTGATTTAATCATGGTAAATAAAATGTTACATAAAAATATAAAAATACCACTTGTTAAAGATACAACAATTCGTCATAAGAAAAGAGGTGATGTTTCTGAAGAAGAATATAAGCAATTAATGTTAGATAAAAATGTTATTTATGAAGAAGAATTTTCTCAATTTAAAATTGAAAAAAAGAATAATAAAAAAAAGTTTTTAAATACAATCAAGAATTATTTATCTGAACGCTATGAATGTAAAATGAGTATTGATGAACTAAAATTATTATTAAATGTACATTTTAGTAAAGAGAAAGAAATATTACAAGATGATTTAAAAGTTAAAAAGATTAAAATTAAAATCAAAAAATAATTTACATTTACTAAAAATGTATAAAGTCAAAGTCTATTCAAAATTACCATTCTAAATTAACTTCTAATTTTGTTTCTTCAAATATATTTATAATATTAAAACCCAATCCTTTTAGATGCGGATAGTTATTTATTTTTAAGTAATTCGATTGTTCATAACTCATATGTTTAAACCATTCAGCTAATATTTTTTTAAATTTTTCTCCTTCATTTTTAGATTCACAAATCATATCTAATAAAAATGATTTTAATGGACCTTGTAAGTCTTTATTTAAAAAATCAAAATCTAATTTATTAGGGTCATTTGTAATATCATGGTCATGAACTATTTTTTCAAAAATATGACTGATTTTAATATTCGATTTATCAAATTTAATTTCATTTAGATAACGTTTAATTAAATTCATATCATAATTAATAATTATATTGTCAAATCCTTTTTCTGTATATTGTTTTATTTGAGTTGAAATGGAAACATATAATTCTTTAGTAAGTTTTTTCATTATTTTGTCATAGATAGTAAATGTATTCATTTTTCCTTGAAAAATATTTTCTTCTTCTTTTTTTATTTTTTCAAGTTTTACTTTTTGAGATATTTCTTTTATATTTTCCATGAAAGAATTAGTTGACATTATATTACTAACATATATAAAAAAATATAATTTATTAAAATCCATTATTCTTTAGTAAATTATCTTTTGTTTCTTCTTCTATAATTTTATTCATTAAATCAATACTCTTATCTTTTTTTTCATTAAAAATATTTGTTATTAGATTTTGAACGCCATCTTTTATATTATGATTATTTGTTTTATAGTCATTTAGTTTTTTATTTATTTTTAATGTTTCATAATTATATTTTTCTATATTTTGATGATCTTCTTGATTCTTTAAACATGTTTCTCTGCATAACTCATTAAGTTGATTATTTAATTTAACCAATGATTGGTCAATAATATCAGATTTATTTAAATGAATATATTTTTCAGTATCATTTTTATATACAATACCTGTATCATTTTCATTTTCTAAGATAACATTTAAATTATCTTCATTTTGTAAAATAAATTTTAATAACTCACTATATTTTGTATTACAGCAATTAATTAAAAATAATTTCTTTTCATCAGAAATTTTTGATAAATCCCATTCTTTATCAAAACCATTAGGGTATTTTATATTAAATAATTGAAAATTATTAAATTGTTGATTTACGGTTATATTTTGAATTGTTTGATTAATATTTTGTTGTATTGGTGTTTGGGTTGATTGTTGTTCATCATTTTTTATATAAATTTTATTTTTAGATAGTTTATTAATTTCCTCATTAATAATAGGTTGTTGAATATGTGTTGTTTCACTTGAAATTGTTTGATATGAAAATGAATTTGATATTTGTTGATGCATAAAATCATTATTATTTTCTTTATTTATTTTTTCTTGATAATAATCAATTGGAAAAACAGGAATATTTCCCTCTTCATGTTTTCGTAAATGTTTATTTAAATTTCCTTTATTTGAAAAAAATTTTAAACAATATTTACATTTATTATTTCTTTCTTCTTGATTTTCTTGATTTTCTTGATTTATATTTATGATAAGTTGTTCATTATTTGTTTTTTTCCTTATGAAAAGAGACATATTATGAAGTTGTTCATCATTGTATTTATAAGATGAAAATATTTTTATACATTTATTTTTACGTTCTAAATGTCGTATAATACCTGTTCTTTGTTTTGTTTCAAATAAACATCTTTGACATTGATAGTAAGACATACTAAAATATAGGAATTATTTTTTATATCTAAGTTTTAATTAATTCATTTTTTTTTAACAATACAAATATTATATTGTTAAAAAAATATTTACACATAAACAATACAAAATTGTTTCATATGCTTAAAAAACAATGTTTTTTCATAATTATTTTTAATTATTTTTAAATATTTTTAAATATTTTTTCATATAAATACTATAAAACTGTTTCATATGGTTAAAAAACAATGTTTTTTCATATTTATTTTTAAATATTTTTTCATATAAATACAATAAAACTGTTTCATATGCTTAAAAAACAATGTTTTTTCATAACTATTTTTAAAAAATATTTACATATAAATGATATAAAAGTGCCCCATATGCTTAAAAAACAATGTTTCTTCATAATTATGTAAAATATATTTTCATATAAATACTATAAAACTGTTTCATATGCTTAAAAAGTAGTGTTTTATAGTCATTATATGTAATTATTTTTAAAAAAAATTTACATATAATGACTATAAAAGCGTCTCATATGCTTAAAAAATAGACATTTTAAGTAAATAAATATAAGATTTTTTGCTTATTTTTACTAGTTCCAAATTCCGAAAAAAACAGACAGGAAAAATTTTACAGGAAAAAATTTTTCCTGTTTTTTTTGCAATTTTCTATTTTCCACGATTTATTATTTTTTCATGTTATATTTTTCGTCAAAACCTATTTTTGAGAATCCTTGGTCTTTGCAAAGTTTTTTTCCGATTTTTTTTTAAAAAATGCAATTTTCGACTTTTTTATTTTTTTGTTGTTGATTTTTCCTTATAAAGACCTTTATTAAAATCGTCAAGGTCTTTGCAAAGTTTTTTTGCAAAAAAGGACCCTTTTTTTCGATTTTTAGCACTTTTAAAATTTTTAATGTTGTTTTTTTCTTGAAAAAACATTTTTCAGAGGGGTCAAGGTCTTTGCAAAGTTTTTGCATTTTGAAAAACTTTGCAAAGACCTTGGTCGAAAATATATTTCCTGTTTTGAATTATATTAATCTTTATTATATGATAAAATAATAAATTTGCCCATCAAGACATTTTTTTGCATATTTTGGAATAATTGCTTACGCAAAATTTATCCAAATAAATTCACCATGAATTTTAGAATTATTTTTTATTGTTATTTTTTTCTTAAAAACAACTTTTTTCCAAAAAAAAAAATTCTCCGGAATCGTAAAAAAAACAACTTCCTGTGCGTAAAATGGAATGGCTCTGCGTAAATTTATGATTCCGCAGCAAATTTCCGTTTTTTACTATCACGAAAAATTATCAATGACTACACATTTTCTTATATTTTTGCAAAATCGATTGATACTATTTTTTATTTTTTATTTTTATTTTTTTTTATCAAGTTGAAAATATAAATATATTATTATTACTATAAAAAAGATGCTAAAAGATTATTATAAAAAAAAATCATTGATACTTCAAAAAAATAAAAATAAAAGTTGCAGGAATGGTGTTTTTTACCGTTATAAAATATAAAATGAGTATTAAATTAAAAGAAAAAGTATCATAATAAAATAAATATATAGGAAATCTGAAAATGCAAAATTCTTACGCAACGAAAAAAAAACGTTTTTAAAAAGTTTGTTGCAACAAAATCAAAATCGCTTCAAAAAAATTTACTTCTACAGAAAAAAGTTTGTGCAAAAAAAAAAAAAAAAAATAATGCAAAATGAGGAATTATTTTACAACAAGAAAAATAAACACATTGAATTTTAAAATATATTTTTAACATGTTGATTTTTCTTGAATTCGTTTTGTGGCATCTTCTCAATTTGCATTAAAAAAACGCTTCGTGCCATGTATCAATAAAATATATTTTGCAAGTACTTTTCGGGGAAAAACCAGCAAGTTAAAACTGTGGCATCTTTGAAATCCCATTCCATTTTACGCAAAAAAAGTTTTTTTTTTTTATTTTCCACTTTTTTTTGCCATAATTTCAGGTTTCCATATCAATAAATGATTTTTCTATTAATAAAATATATTTTATATGATATTTTTTCTTGAAAAATAAATTTGACATAATAATGTCAAAAATAAGAAAAATCAAAAAGGGTAATACCATTTTTTTAAGCCAATTCATTGTTTAAAGCATACTGCGTCGAGTTTGCAATTAAAAAAAATCAAAATTTGTCTTTTTTTCCAATCACGTACCCCTGTTTTTTCAAACCCAGTCTCGTGTTCTGTTTTTTTTTAGGACACGGGATTACAGTGAGCCAGTTTTTAGGGGTCTTTCTGGGAAATAGCCATTTACGTGTATTTTGCAAAATGCAAATCTGAAAAACCCCTTGCAGTGTGCCAGTTTTATCCGAAAAAATTTTATAAATTCAATTGTTATTTGCGTACATCGTTTTAAGACCACATTACACATAAAGCGTTTCAAAAATAGAACACGGTTCTTGCAGTACGCCAGTTTTTGGACCTCTTTCTGGGAATTTCTCAATACCGTGTATTTTGCAAAAAAAAAATCCGAAAATCCCCTTGCAGTGCGCCAGTTTTGTTCGAAAACGAAAAAAAAAAAATCAAAAAAAAAAACACCATTATGTGTATTTTTTTGGACACAAAATCGTTTATGTGTATTAAAAAAAACCTTTTTCAAGTTTTTTATTTTCCATGTTGTCCTAAAAATCCCGTGTCCGATTTTGTGAAAAACACCTTTTTCAAGTTTTTCCTGTTTTGAAAAAAGTTTTCAAAAAAAATATTTTTTTTGCAAAAAAAAAAAGAAAAAAAAACGATTTTCTGCATAATTTGGAATTATGCATATTTACTATTTTTCCAATTGCAAATGTGAATATTTTGGAATATTTTGAAATATTTTAGAATTTGTAGGATTTTAAATTATTAAAAATATTTCAAATTATTTCAAATTATTTCAGATTATTTCAGATTATAAAAATTCGTTTTGCATTTGGCAAAATATATATAAAATAAAAAATAGTATATACTATGAATTTAGCTACAACATTTATTATTGGAAGTTTTAGCTTTAAAAAAATAAATGATATGATAAATAAACATATACCTAAAAATACAATTGATGATTTAATAGAAAAGAAAATAAAAGAAAATAAAAAAAGTAATAAAGATTATGTTTTAGGTAAATTTAAATCAACAAGAAAAATCCCAGATAAACAAGAATTAAAAAATATGTATGATAAATTTATTAAAAAAAATAATATTATTCAAAATAATGAATTAAATAAAAGAATTATATTTAATCATATTATAAAAGAATGTACTCTTAAAAATGATAATACTTTTTTAATGTATGATCTACATTTACGACCAACTAAAAATTATAGAATCTATTTATCTTTTATAATACATGAATCTAAAAATATAACTTTTTTATTTCAAAAATATAAAAATATATATTTTACTATTAATAATGAAAAAAATAACAATAGAATAACATTTATAACAAATATTATATCAAAGAATTGTTATAAAGAATATAGTCAACCACAATTATATATTCTATTTGATAAATATAAAAAAAATATACAATTAAAAGATGTATTTTTTGAAATAAAGGAAATTGAGAATGAAATTATATTCCCAATGACATTAATCAAAAATAATGAAATACAATATATTTATTGAATAAATGAATTATTATTTGTGTATTTTTGTGTAGTTTTGTATTTATTTAAAAAAAATGAACTTAAAGAAATATATATAATAATATATATTCTTAACGCATCCATAGCTCAGTTGGTTAGAGCGTCGGTCTTATGAGCCGAAGGTCGAGGGTTCAACTCCCTCTGGATGCAAGCTATTTATATTTATTTAATATAAATAGTTAAAAACAAATAAAAAATTATGTTAATGGTTTTACTTCTTTGGCTGGGTTAAAAATACGATCATATGAACTCATAAAATATTGAGGAGGATATTTTTTAGGCATACTACCATAAAAATTAGGATATAAAGATGCAACATAAGCATTATATTTAATTAAATTTAATTTATATTCTAAACCAGGATTTGATTGAATAATTGTCATATGTGTATAGCATGTGCGACCCCATTTACACTTCTTTTCATTTGATTCATGATTATATTTTTCTTTTTTTTCTTGTTCAATTTCTCGTAGATAATCATCAATTGAGTAATCACTCGAAATTTTTTCATTATTTTTCAAAGAAGAATAATTTGATTTATTTTCTGTTTTAATAACTTTATTAGCAAATGAATATTGATAAAATGGTTGATTAAAACGAGGTTTAATAGATTGATGTATAGGTCGATGTATAGGTTGTTTAGATGGAATCAAAGATTGGACGTTTTTAGGTTTTATAGGTTTGTTATTTATTTTTATATTTTGTTTGTTAGATTTATTTTGATTAAGTTGTATGTAATTACCTTTTTGGTCAATATCTATAAGATATCCATTCGAATTATAAACATCGTTAAATTTGATTTCTAATACTTCTTTTCCATTTGCTTCTCCAATTATAGAAAATAAAACAACATAATAATTATCATTTTTAAATATTAAATCAGGAATTGATTGTTTTAAATTAGCAGTTCCTAAAGATAAATTTAATTGAAAATTATTCATAGTTAAAAAATTCTTTTGTTGGAAATCACTGTAAAGTTTTTCTTTAAAATATATAATAAAATATTCATTATTTTGTGCTAACTCAATAGACTCAATTAAATTATTTGTATAACTCATATTTATTTATAATAAATATTTTGTAGTATTTAAAAAAAAAATTAAATTTTATTTATTTATAAATTAAATTAAATTAAATTAAATTAAATTATTTGTAGATTTATTCTTCATCACTTTCTGCCTCTTCATCACTTTCTGCCTCTTCATCGACATCTACATCTTCTTCATCTGAATCAATGCCATATGCCTCAGGATCTTCTTCATCGATATCTTCATCATTGGTTTTCTCGCTTTCTTTCTCGCTTTCTTTCTCAGATTCAGTTTCCTCAATGACCTCATCTTTCTCTTCAGAACTTGCATACTCTTTATTATCTCCAGAAAAGGAATATGTGCTTGCGTCAAAACGCTTTTGGGGCATTTTCTGAACAATGAGTTCACTAAGACGATAACTGATACCAACCTTATTATTTACAATGTAAATACGAGGTTGAATAATCGGCTTAATATGCATACCAGCACGAACAAGACGACGTAGCTCCTCCCATGGGTCATCATATGAACTCCAATTAATTTCATTACGTGTAATTCCTTTATCGCCAATAATTTCTTCAATTAATGTAAAATTAGGTAGGTCGCCTTCCATTGTTTTCATAATTTTAAGCTTAATTTGTTCATTACCTTCTTTATCAGTACCAACAACCGAATTGAAGTAAGCAGACTCCGCAATTTCACGTGTCATTTTCTTAGCCTCTTTTGGCTTAAATAATTCATCTTTATTTTCCATAATAAAGTCAATAGCCTTTTGACTCAGTTCATTTGAAAAATCAAAAATGGTATCAACACCTTTTTGTTCTTGGGGTAGGTCTGTTTCTTTTTTAATATAAATAGAATAATCAGTTGTTCCTGCTTGACTTTCATATTTAGATACACCATAAATACAACGATGGTATGAACCAATAATTTTTCCAAATACTGTATTGTTCTTTGTATTTAATACGAGAGAGTTCCATTTATCGTCTTTTTTTCTTGGTTCACTAAAACCAATTTGTTCAATATCCAAATTTACTGATTCAGTATCATTTACATTCTTAGATGACTTTATGACCTTCAATGCATGAAGCTTGAAATTAATCCCAACCTTTGAATTCACAAAGTAAATACGAGGTTGAATTACACCCTGAATATGCATTCCAGGTTTAATAACTTCTTTTAATTTGCTCCAGGGATCTTCATAATCATCCCAGTTTAAATTTTCCTTAGTTGTTGTCATATTTCCATTTCCATCATCAGTTATATTCTCAATAACAACAAATAGATTAGGCTTATCTGAATCATAATCATTCATAATATTCAATTTAATTTGATCATCATCACGACTATCTTTCGTCATACAAGGTCCAAAAAATGCTGGGCTTTCCGCAAGATCGCGCGTTAGCTTTGAAGCTTCCTTTGGTTTCAAAATTGTTTTCTTATTATCTAATATATATTGAATACACATTTCATTGATTTCCCCGCATATATCAAATAATTTTTTAACACTTCCTTTTGATTCATTCATGTTTGTTAAATTCTTAATAGTAAGCGAATACTTCTTATTTCCTTGGTAATCATTAATTCCATAAATAACAGATGTAGGCGCCATTTCAATCAATAATGGTTTCTTATTAGTCGCATTTAGAATAGCAGCCATGTTGTTATTTGTTTTAGGGTTTTGTTTAGGCTCTGTAATAATGATAATATCTTTATTTAGTTCATCAATCTTAATAACTTCTGTATTTGTGTTTGTCTTAATTTCTTTTGTCATGTTAGTGGTATTTTTAACGGTGTTCATTCTTAATCGATATATAACTTTATATGTTCTTCTTTAAATATATTTTTTTTTAAATTAAATAATTCATTTTTTTTTTTTATTTAAAAAATATATTTAAAAATAAATGTATTTTTTATTAAAAAGATATATAAATATATATTGTTATTTATTAAATAATATGATAGAACCTAATACTAATTTATGTGCATCGATTAAATCGAAAAAAGAAAATAATACACAATGTCAATTAAAAAGAAAGATAAATACAAATTATTGTGGAAAACACCAAAATAATACAATTCTTTATGAAGATATATTTAAAAAAAAGTGTGAATGTAACCAAATTGAAGACGATTCAAATAAAATAATTTTATCAAAAGACGAATTAATGTATCATATAGAAACAAAAAAAACATTAAGTATTTATACATTACGTCAATCAATTAAACAATGTTATTTAAAAAATTTTATAATTACAAAACAATCTAAATCAAAACTAATTGAATGTTTAAAAGATTCTTTAAAAAAAGAGCGCCAATATTTAAATCATGAAAATATCATAATAAAAATACAAAGTTGTATTCGAATGTTTTTAAAAAAAAGAAGATATGAATGTTTTAACGAAATCGACATATTGAATATGGATACTAAAATGGATATTGAATCACCTTATTTCTATAGATTAGCTCATCAAAATAAATATTTTGCTTATGATATTCGTAGTTTAAATGCACTATTAAAATCAAATTATCCTAAATGTCCATATACATTTGTTGATTTTAGCGATGAACAAAAAAATACAATTAAAATGTATATCAATAAATTAAGTCAAGAAAACATAAAAGTAGAAGAAGAACTAATTTTAAATGAATGCCAAATTATTGAAAATAGAATAAAAGATTTATTTTATAATATTAACATGTTAGATAATTATACTTCACATAAATGGTTTAATAATTTAAATTTAAGTGAGCTTATTAAGCTTTATGTTTGTTGTGAAGATATTTGGAATTATCGAAGTCAACTCACAACTTTAGCAAAGCAAAATATAGTGGGTGTGAATAGTATATTTAATATTCCAATTATGATTATTAAAAAAGAAAGATCATTAAAAAAGATGAGACTTATATTACTTGATATATTTGAAAGAATGATATCAAATGGTATAGATATTCATGAAAAAAAATTAGGTGCTATTTTTGTTCTTAGTGCTCTTGTTGAAGTAAGTTTAGAGGCTGCTTATGCTCTTCCTCATTTAATTCAAGTTTAGGTGTTTTTTCGAATAATACTTTTTTAATATTGTTATAATTTGTTAGAATATCATTTGTTAGAATATCATTTGTTAGAATATCATTTTTTAGAATATCATTTGTTAGAATATCATTTTTTAGACTATCATTTTTTAGACTATCATTTTTTAGAATATCATTTTTTAGAATATCATTTTTTTCTTTTTGAATACATATTATTTTAAACCCATTTTCTATAAAATAATCTAATATTTTCGAGTATAATTTTATTAAGTTATCTTTCATTTGAGAAATATCATAAATATTTAAATTCATTTGATAATGAGTATTTACAATAGTAAGAATATTAAATATATAACTATTTTTCTCAATATTAATTTGATTTAAAATAAGATTTATATCATCTTCTTGATTATCATGAAAGAAGTATTTATTTTCAAAATAATAGTGTGTTTCATTATAATTATTATTAGGTTGTATATAGTTAATAGAGCCATTAAATCCAATATTTTCTTTTAATATGTGTAAATTCTTATTTTTAGAATACTGACTTGGTATAAACTCTAATAATTTTGTCATTGTAATAAATAAATATTCTTTGTATTCTTTTCTTCTTAATTGATTTTTAGGTCTTACAAGAGAATTGAATTTTTGAATTGATTTAACAAAGGATAATTCAAATACAGGATATGGTTTCATTGAAATCATTTGTATTTTATTACCAAAATGTTGAGGGATTGTTTTATGAAAATATACATCTGAATGATAATCAATTATTTTTAGGTTACTTAAAAATACATAAATCATCTCTTTATTTAGTGCAAAACATGGATTAGACAGAGAGTAATTTTTAACAAATGACGTATGACCAAAATAATAATGCGTTGAATAATCAAAAGCAACCCCCATTTTTATAAGAAGAGGATGTTTCATTTGAATATTATGTTTTGCAAAACTATGTTTGCTTAATAATTGATTACATATGTTTGGAGCATATTTTGTAAAACATATATCATCTTCGCAAATACAAACAAAATTATAATTGTTTTTTAAAATATGTTGAAATAAACGAATAAAAGATAACCAATTAGCAATTTGAAATTTAGTTAAAAAATTATTCTCACAACTACATCTTTTTTTTAAACATCGAAAACAAGGCGGAAATGTTAGCACATTTCCAGAATCATATAATTCTTTTACTTTTGGGTCTTCATAATGAGTTGCTTCAAAAAATTCATAGTTCGTTATTTTCATTTTTGTAAATTCATCTATAATATGTTTTTTTCGATCAGTACTTTCTTTTAAATTAATAACAAAAATTTTTTCAAACACTTGATTGAAAATCATATTATTTAATATATATTATTTTACGTTTTTAACCTTAATAGTATTCTTTAATTTTTAGATAGATTTTTTTAAATACTATTTAATTAAACTTTAATTAAAATTCAATTAAATATTTTATTGATATTTCTTGTAAAAAAAAATATAAGTACTACTTATAAATGAGCACATTTGGTATATCAATTGAGGATATAGAAAAAAAATTAAAAAATACAAAAATAGAAAAAAAAGAGATATTTCGTGAATTTGTAAAAAAAGAGAATGATTTCATTTCAACAGATAATTTTTTTATATCCGAGGAAACTGATAACGATTATATAAATTTCCAAAAAGTACAAGGATTAAATAATATCGATACTATAGAAAAAATCAATAATGAATATGTTATATTTTATACAACAATATATAGTAATAATTCTATTCAAAAAGAAAATGAAAAAATTAATTTAATTGTCTTAAAAGACACTCAATTTGATTTTAATGTAAAAAAAATGAATGCTAAAAAATTAATTCAAGAAAATTATTTAAGTATAGAAGATAGTACAAAAATATTAGAAGAACTATATTATAATGATAGTTATTCATCTAAAATACAATTAGAATCACCTAAAAAAAATAAAAGTTATGATTTTAAAGAAAAGAAATTTTTCTTTAAAATAAAAAAAAACAGTATTATTAATAAAAATTCTAATAAAACGTCGTGTTTACATCTTTAATTAAATAAAAGTTAATTATTAAAATTTATATAAATTGTTTATATATATAAAAAATAATAGTATAATAAAATATAGATGAGTGTAAGTGAATATGACTCGGATGAGGACATATATCTTGATGATAATGATCCTGAATTTATGGAATTTAAAGAGAATTCCAAGACATGGTTTCAATTAGATGATGATATACAAACATTAAATCAAGCTATAAAAGAAAGAAAAAAAAAGAAAAATGAAATTACACCTGAATTACTTGATTTTATGGAAAGATATAAAATTCATGATTTAAATACAAAAGATGGTCATTTAAAATATCAAAAATCGATTCGTTTACAACCTGTAAGTAAGAAATATTTAATATCAAAATTATCTGATTTTTTTAAAAATATGAATAAAAGTGAGAAAGTGGTTAATTTTTTATATGAGGGAAGAGATAAAAAGGAATCATATAATTTAAAAAGAATAAAACCCAAATAATAATATATTTATTCTATTACAATAGAAATATATCATATATTTCTATTAAATATAAATACTTAAATAGTAATCATTTATATTTATAAAATAAGATATAATTTATATTTAACTATTTATTTAGAACAAAATTAATATTTTATTCTAAATAAATAGTTAAAATATTCATGTAATACATGTATTTTGACAAGATTCTAAAGAATTATTCTTTTACTAATTATTTATATTCTATTTAAGAATATATTGATAAAAAATAAGCATGGAGTCCATTCAAAATAAAGATACTCATGATTTATGTGTTCAATTATTAAAAAATAATAATATAATTGAATTTAAAGAACAAATTAAAAAGATTGATGTTTCGAATTATAACGATGAATTATTACTATTGTCTTTATTTGAAAAAAAACATTCATTCATTGAAGAAATACTTAATTTAAAAAAAATTTCAGATACTGGAACAATATTTTATTTTGAATATGAAGAATTAACAAATAAAATAATAGAAAATAATGATATTGAATTAGTGCAACTTATACAAAAATATATAAATACAGAAAAATATGAATTTATACAATTAAATGATTTATTGTACATCTCTTCAAAAAAAAATTGTTTAAATGTTTATGAATATTTAATAAAAAGTATAAAGATTCTCAATTTGGATGATTATTTATTATATCATATTTTTTTTAATTTATTAAAATTTGGAAATGTAAAAGAAGCTTTTTCATTATATGATAAGCATATGATAAATAATATTGTTTATAATAAAAATGATATATTATGGTGTCATAAAAAAGATTTTATTGAAATAATAAATAATTATACAATAGATGAAATAAAATGTATATTTAACAAATTAGAAAATTTAGAATTTAGTACTGTTTATTACATTGATTTATATTTGGATTTATATAAAGTAAAAAATATAAATGAAGATAAATTTATTTTTATATTAGATTATGTGAAAGATAATATATCAGATGATGATATTACAAAACTTATCTATGAAGCATGTATAGATGATAATTTGAAATTATTTAAAATAATACAAAATCATTATAAATTAACTGAAGATAATATTATATTCAATTTAAAAAATAATAGATCTTTTTCATTTGATCGTAGAAATTATAAGCAAAAATTTATATTAGAATTTGGTGGTGAAATATCTTATTATTTTTTTAATTTATTAAAACAAGATTTTTTAAAAGAAGATAATGATTGTTTTATTCAAACATGTATTGATAAAAATAAAATAAAAATATTAAAAGAGTTGAACTTAAGTGAATTAAAGATAAATAAAAATAAAATAAAAACACATTTATTAGAAATTGTAGATACTAAACATATTGATATTGAAACATTAACATATATTTTTCAGGAAGTTTCATTTTTTCAAGATAGTAAATTTATAATTGATTATTTTATTGAATATTTAACATATCATAAAGAGGATAAAATATATTTTTTATATGAATATATCAAAAACACATTTGATAAGAAAGAAATAGCGAAAATATTTAAAAAAATCAAATTAAAATTAAGGACTCATATTGGAAGATTAATGTACGAAAGCAGTGATGATTATGATTGGATATTTATAGATAATTTGAATAAAAATATAGAAGAATTGAATGTATTTGAGTTAATTAAAAAAGAAGCAGGAAGTGATTTAAATGATCTTTATGAGCTTAGTTTTGTTTATTGGATACAAAAAAATAATTATATTGATATAATAGATGATACTATTTTTAATGATAAAATAGAAGAATATCATCATATATACAATAAATTAAGTCCTTATATTATTAAAAATTTAGAATATGATGATATTATGAAATTAAATATTCAATCAAAATTAGAAAGTAAAGAAAATAAAATATGTTTTTTAAAGGAATTATACGAATTTGATATTGAATCTATTATTAAAGTAGAAAATATAAATAAAGAGATAAATAATTTATTTTCTTGTATTTATCAAGATAATAAAATACTAACTGAATTATTTTTGTCTAGTATCAAACAAATGGATAAAGAAAAAACAAATCATGTATTAAGATCAATAACAACAAAATTTAATATTCGTCCAATTAAAATACTTGTGAAAAATATTGTAGATAATGATAATTTTTATCTATTAAAAAGAATATATGATGAATTAAAGAATAAAAAGAATAAAAATGATTTAAAAAAATATATGATGGGGTTAATTAAAGAAAGTATTAATGATAATAATAAAAATATACTTCATTGGGCATGCATTCATTTTGAGAATGAAGAATTAAAACAGAGTATATTTGAAAAAATGTTAGTATCAAATAATATTGATTTATGTAATATATCATTTTATATGGAAATTTATCAGTATTTAAATGTAGAAAATAAATTTAAAAATACAAAAAATATAATTGATTTATTAAAATATAATTATAAAAAATTAAATATAATTGATGAAATTATTGATAAATATATTGATTATAATGATTATGATAAAATACAATATTTTTATGAAATATTTATTGATTATTTTGATATATATTATTTAAAAAAACTAAATTTAAAAGTAAAAAATAATATAGAAGAATTGAAATCAAAAATAAATATTGAATATCATTTAATTTATAGTTTTAATATCGATAAAGTACAATATTTATATGAAAATGGATTTAATATACTTAATAAAGATAAGTTTAAAAATATATTAAATGATTTATTAGAAAATAAATTATTTTTAAAAAAAGTATCAAATTTTAAAGAAATAAATTTTATTGATTATTTGAAAATATTTGAATTATATGATAAAAATATATTAGATAATTTAATTGACAGCCATATATTAATTAAAATTTTAAAAAAATTAAAAAAATTAAATTTAGAGTTTTCAAATATTCATCATTTTATAAAAAAATATGATATTAAAATTGATTTAGAGTTTTTAAATTCAATCAGTTATTGTGGAAGTATTGAACTATTTAAATATTTTTATGATCAATCAAACAATATTAATTTAAGTGATAATAATGAAGAGCTATTTTCAAATTTGTGTGTGAATGGTCATTATGATTTGGCAAAATATTTACTTGAAATAAAACCAGATATTGATTTACAAATAAATAATGATAGTATATTTAGTGAATGTTGTAATAATGGACAATTAAAGATTATAAAATGGTTATATTCGATTATACCTGATATAACATATCAAGCAAAATATGAACATTCTATATGCGGTGCTTGTTATTACGGTCAATTAACAGTTGCGAAATGGTTAATGAAAAATATAGAAAATTTAGATATAAAAGTTGATAATGATTATTGTATGATACATGCTGTAGAGAATGAATATTTAGATATGGTAGATTGGATTAATGAATTAGAACCTGACCGTTATAATATAGTTTTTAATAATGATAATACTGATATAATCGAATTTACAATTAATAAAAAATTAATGATTGAAAAAAGTAAAGAATTAAAAAAAGATGATATAAATGAATGTCCAATATGTTATGAAAATAAATCAACAATTATTTCATGTTGTAATCATCAATTTTGTTATAATTGTTTAGATATATATAATAATAAAAGTAGTATTTTAAATTGTGCTTATTGTCGAAAAGAGAAAATAGAATTATTTCATATTATTGATAAATCATAATTTAGAAATAAGAGTAGGTATATAATCAACAATCAACAATAGAATAAATTCCTTCTAAATATATCATTTTTATTCCTAATTTTTTAAAATTTTTTTTTATGTAAATTAATCATTTCTCTTATTTCACAATATGTATTTTCATCTTTTGTATTATTTTTTATTATATTTAATTGATTTAATAAATTAATAGTAATAAGAATTATTTTTTCTTCATTGGGATTCATAAATATAATTAAAAATGTATTTTTATATTTAAAATGTATTTTTATATTTAAAATTATATATATTATGTAAGTATATTATGAATTGCGATACTTGTAATTCTTTTTCAAATAATGAAAATATTGATAAACATAATAAATCAAAAAAAATACATTCAAATAAGAATAAAAAAAATAAAGATATTAATAATTATTTTATAAAAAAATCATCAAAAAAACATAGATTAGATGATGCAATTCAAAATGATTCAATAAAATATAAGAATATTATAATAGAATCTGAAAAAAAAAAAAAAGAAAAAAAAGAAGATAGTTTATCATATATGTTTGAAAAAATGAATTTAGAAATGAATGATTTTTTTGAAAATGATTTTTTTTAATTAAGTTCAGTTTAAATATTGATTATATTTCTTTTTAATAATGAATAATATATTACAAAAATATTATCATGATTTTGATTGGGAAATTTACAAAAGTATGAACCCATATTTATATTTATTAGGTCTAAGAACTCAACAAGAATATACACATAATTTTTTAGTAGAAGGTAGATATATTGGAAGAAAATATAATAAAATACATAATGATAAAATATCAATTCATGTACTTATGGCAACTATAGGTAATCAAGATATATTTAATATATTAAAATGTTTAAAATATGAAATGGAATATCAAGATTATTTAACGATTGTTTTTGATGCTTCTAATAATAATTTAGAAAAAGTAAAAAAATATTGTGATGAAAATATAAGGGGACAAATTAGCATAATTTATGAAGATAAAAATTTAGGGTTTTGGGGACATGGAATACGAAATAAACACAATAAATTAAAAGGTGATTTTGTATTTCATATAGACGACGATGATATTATAGAAAAAGATTCTTTTCAAAAAATACGTAGAATATGTATAGATAAAAATACAGTTTATATATTTAAAATTACTATTGAAAATGGACAAATTATTTGGAAAACACCTCAAATTAAACTAAATGAAATAAGTACTCAATGTGGTCTTATACCAACACAGTATAATAATCAATCATTTTGGGAATGCAAATATGGAGGAGATTATGATTTTTATAAAATTTTATCAGAAAAATGTAATATACTATTTATAAATACAATTATTTATAGAAAGAAAATTGAAAGAAAATTGAAAAATAAAAAAATGTAAATACATATCAAATATAAATTATGTATATTTTATAAAATTATCTAAATAATGATTTGAATAATAATGTTTTATATCAAAATAATTATTTTGTTTAACAAATATAATTGATTTTCTCTTATTATTAAATCTAATTAGTGTTTTATAATCAAATACTTTTATAAAATATTGTATTTTATCTTTATTAAAATTATTAATTTCTTTTGTAGAAATACTATAAATCAAAGAATTATTAATACAAAATTCTATTTTATTTTCATTATTTTCATTATTTTCATTATTTTCATTATTTATATAATTTATATTTATATGATTAAAATCATCATTTTCTAAAAATAAACTTTCTTTTAATAATAAATTATTTTTTAAAATAGAAATTTGATTATGATTCACTTTTATTAAAAAATATAAATCATCATCAATAATAATTTTAAAAAAAAGAATAGAACTTTTATTTAAATCAATATGATTTTGCTTAATAGGAAAATAATAATGAGGAAATAATATTATTTTTGATATTTTATCATTTATCAATAAATTCAAAGTATTATGTAAATTTGACCAATAATGATCATTGTTATTATCAATAATATTATAATCTAATTCTTTTACTTTTATTATTTCTTTCATTATATAATCATTATAAAAAATAAAATGCCAACATCTTTCAAAAAAATGACCTTCTTCTGGATTTACATGATAATTAACATATCTTAATAAATGTTCATAAAATATTTTTGGTTTTTTATGAATCATATTTCTTGATACACTAAATAATGCACCCCACACTGTAGATATTTCTTTTATATTTTCATCAAAATAAATAAGTCCTTTTAACCATTCAAAACATGTTTTTTTAGATTGCTTTATTGACCCATTATTTATTTCGTGTTTCCATTTACCAAAATGATTAAGTGGTTTTTTTATTAAATGTGTTTCATAATTTCTTAAATAGCCATTAAAATCTTTTTGTTGAAAATATTCCTCTAAAGATAAAGGTTCATGATCTTTAATATTTCCTTGAAAGAAAATAGTGTATTCTGCTAATTTATCATAATTTTCAATTATATGCGTTAAATAAGTATGAGATTCTCTGCCATAATTTGGTAAATGTAAAACTTGAAAATCATCTAAGTCATTATTGTATAATCCTTTATTATAAATGAGTGTAATTTCTTTAAACTTTTTTAACCAATGTATATTTTCGTTGTAACGTGAAACAACGATTTGAAATTTTTTTTGAATAGATTCCATATATATATTTATAAACAATTACTTAAATAATTATTTTCGTTTAAATTTAAAAATATATTAAAACAATTATAATAATAAAATGATTAAAAGTGAAGAGACATATTCACCTAAAAAAATAGTGAATAAAAAAGCAAATAATACTGAAGAAAAAAAGAATGAAGAAAAAATAAATAAAAAAAAAGATATAAGAAAAAAAAAAATTATTAATGAAGAAATAATAAATATTGAAAAACAAGAATTATTAGAAGTTGAAACACCTGTTGAAGAATCGAATGAAAAACAAGAATTGGTTGAAGTTGAAACACCTGTTGAAGAATCAAATGAAAAACAAGAATTATTAGAAGTTGAAACACCTGTTGAAGAATCGAATGAAAAACAAGAATTGGTTGAAGTTGAAACACCTGTTGAAGAATCGAATGAAAAACAAGAATTATTAGAAGTTGAAACACCTATTAAAGAATCAAATGAAAAACAAGAATTATTAGAAGTTGAAACACCTGTTGAAGAATCGAATGAAAAACAAGAATTGGTTGAAGTTGAAACACCTATTGAAGAATCAAATGAAAAACAAGAATTATTAGAAGTTGAAACACCTATTGAAGAATCAAATGAAAAACAAGAATTGGTTGAAGTTGAAACACCTGTTGAAGAATCGAATGAAAAACAAGAATTGGTTGAAGTTGAAACACCTATTGAAGAATCGAATGAAAAACAAGAATTATTAGAAGTTGAAACACCTATTGAAATGAAAATTGAAACGAATATTAAATCAGATAATAAAAATAAATCACAATCATCACCAAAAAAAAAAGTACCAAATAAAGTAAATTCTAATTCACCTAAAAAATTAATGAAAGAAAAAGTAGAAAAATTAAAAAAAGAAAATGTTAAAAAAAAGAAAGAAGTAGAAAAAACACAAGAGAATATTAAAATAAATAATCAAATAGAAGAAACAGAAGGAACAGAAGATTTAAGTAATAATTATATAGAAGAACTTGTGAAGGAAACGAAAGAAGAAATTATAAATCAGCATATAGACATTAAATTAGATGAAATTATTACTCATTTAAAAGATACTATAATTAATGAATATTCAATTGAACAAGTAAAAGAGTCATTTTCAAAATTAAAGGAGAATGCATTACTTGTTCAAATAAAAAATAATAAACTAAATTATTTAGAGAAAAAATCAAATCATTCAAAAAATAGTAAAATATTAAATATTTTAAATGAACTTGTGAATAAATATTTAATAAATGATGTAAGTTTTATCATAGATACAAATAATAATGAAATTGAAAATGATAAAAATTATATATTAAGATTAAATAAAGAAAAAGATTCTAAGAATATTTTATTAACACATTATTTACCATTAAATATTAGTCAATTAGAATGGGATATAAAAAAAGATTCTATTTTTGTTCATAAAGATTATGTACCAAATGAAACATTCGAAAAATTAAAAAATAATAAATTTGAATTAAAAGAAAATAATGAATTAGAGGATTTAGAAAAGTACAAATATGTATTATTTGAAAAAAGCAAAAATAATATTGATGAAATAGAAAAAATAATAAAATCGAAAGCAATACTTATATTATTAAATAATAATAATTCTAAAGAAACATTTTTATTAAATCAATTAGAAAAAAATAAAGATTATATTGAAATAAATGAAAATGAATATGAAAATGAAGATAAGATATTAAATAAAATACAATCTATTCATGGAGAACAACTTATGTATTCTTTAAATGAAAAAATCAATAATTTAACAAATGAAGATTCTTTATTTGGTTATTTAAAAGATATTATGTATAAATTATCGATAAAATGTGAGCATAAAGAATTAATTAATAATCGTATTTTTTGTGGAGTAAAACAGATAAATTATTTATATGATAGATTAATTTCTGAAAATAATTGTATATCATTTCATTTTCAGGGAAAGGATTATGATTTAGAATTAAAAGATAAAGAAAATAAAATCAATGTCATTATAAATGAATTTAGTACAAATATTTATTTCAATGGAAAAAATATATTTAATTTTTTGATACCTAATTTAGTAAGTGCCAATCAATCAAATCATTTTCATTTTAAAATTATTAATTCGATGTTATTTTTAAATAAAAACCATAAATTAATATTAAAATGTTCTTTATCTGAAATATTCAATATTGAAAAAATTGGATTAAGAAATTACCACCAAGATAGTTGGTGGATTTGTTAAATGCATATATTTTAATTCTTTTATAAAGTATGAAAAATGAGTTAAGTATTAATCATTTTGAAAATGAAAAGTATCGAATTGAAAAAATCAAAGATGATTTTGCGGACAAATTTCAGATTAATGAAATAAATGATATAATTACTTTAAAACGAGTTGATAAAAAGGAAGGTTGGGGAGCAAATGTAAAATTAAAAATTTTTAATAAAATACAATTTAAAGAATATATTAAAGAATTTGGAAATAGTAATGATAATATTAAAAGTATTCAATTAGAAAAAATCATATCAACACATCATTATGAAAATAAAAAATATAAATTATATAGTGTTTCAAATTACAATGATACTTTCAAAATAAATTATAATGAAAGCACTCATGAATTAAATGTAAAACGTATAGATGTAAATAAAGGGTGGGATCAGGAACTTAAATTAGAATATTATGAAAAAGAAAATCAAAAAATAAAATATATACAAATTGGACCTTCAAAAAATGAATCTAAACAAATAATAATTAATATTGAACAATTACCTTATTATCAATTACCTAATACATATGAAGATAAAATAATATATATTAAAAAAATAAAGAATGAATATGAAGATACATTTGAATTTGAATATAATGAAAGTGAAAAGATAATAAAAGTAAAAAGATTACAAACAGAAGAAGGTTGGGGTCAAAACTTAATGATATCATTTTTAATAAAAGAAAAGAATGAACTTCATTATTTTTATATAGGTTCGAGTAAAAGCAATCGTTTATATAAAAAACTATATTTTAAAAAACCAAAAATATATATATCATTGACTACTATACCATCAAGGGCAAATCAAAAAGTATTTATTCAAAATATAAGAAAATTTATTCAAGAACAAGAAAATACTTATGTTAAAATAGAAAAAATATTTATTAATATACCAAAAGAATACAAACGGTTTAAAGAAAAAATAAATACACATGTTATTGAAGATCTAAAAAAAATAAAACAAATAGAAATTATTTATTTAGACAGAGATTATGGACCATCTTCAAAATATTTAGGACCATTAATAAATAATAAATACAATATACATGATAGTTTATTAATTATAATTGATGATGATCGTATTTATAATGAGAATTTAATTAAACATTTTTTAATGAGTCATCAATCATATCCTCATTATGAATTTTATGCAGGATTATGGAAATATTTTTTTGATAAAGATTATAAATATTTAAAAAATGATTTTCTTGAAATTACAAAATATCAAGAAGAAAATAAAGATAATTTCAAATTTGGTAATGGGTTAGGTGGATTTTTTGGTTTTTGTTTAAAAATAAAAAATAAAAAGGAATTTATAGATTATCATTTATACTTATTGGATAATTATGAAAAATCATTTTTTCATGATGAAGGAATTTCATTAGGTTATTTAAAAAAGAAAGAACTACCTATTATTTATTTAAAACATTTAGGTTGTTATGAATATAAAAAAGAAAGTGTTGATGCGTTATGTTTAAGTGGAAAATGTGATCGTGCTAAAGTAGAAAAAGATATATTATCAATAACAAATAATGAAAATTTAATTTAGATAGATATAATAGAATGAAAACAAATTATGTCTTAGAACCTTGTCCTCATTGTGATGAATTTGTCATTATATATTTTAAAGATTTTAATTGTAAGATATTTCGTCATGGTATATTCAAAAAAGATTTAAAAATATTAGATCCTCATAGTTCAGAAGAAAAATGTAAAATGTTAAAAGAAAAAGATTTAATATTTGGATGTGGAAAACCATTTAAGGTAATAAAAAATGAAAAATATAATGAAAAATATGAGCTTATAAAATGTGATTATATTTAATGATAATCTACTTTTATTTTAAAATCTTTTATTTCAAAATCAACTTCGTTTAAATAATGATCAAAATTAAAAATAATCAATTGGTTTTTTTTATGTATTTTTACATTCAATTCAATAAATGTAAATTCATATAAAATACATGATTTACACCAATCATGAATATAAGTTAAAGGTTCGTGTATTTTTAAACCAAAATCTTTTTTATCATAAACAAATGGTATATTATTTTTAAAATAAAAAGATATACGTGCTTCAATGAAATCTTTATTTAACTCTTTATTATCTTTATAAAATGAAAGTTGTTTTCCACACCAAATAAAATCTTGATTTATATTTGTTTTTTTTTTATAAAAATGAAAATGGTTATTATTTAATTTTTCAAAATTACAAAAAGTATTATAATATTCTAAATATAAAGTATAATTTTTATGAAATAGAAAGCCATTTTTTACTATTTTCATATTTTTTTGAGGATTATATTGTAAAAGATGATTTTCAAAATAAAAATCATTTAATATTTTATTTACTTGAATATTATTTTGTTCTAAATAGTTTAATAAGGAATTTTTATTATTTAATAATTGAATAAAATATTGTGTTACTAAGTCAATATAAATTGATGGTATAATCATAAAATCTAAATTTAAATCATATTCATATTTATTATTTATTTTATACGATAAAAAATTAACTTTATTAAAAATAATATTAAAATCGGAAATAGGTTTTAGATATACATAACTTAAACTTTGAATGATTATATGATGAAACTTTTTTTCTTTATTTATTTCTTTAAATAAAGAAAACATATCATAATATATATCATCATGAGAAAAATAATGAATCGAATTTGGATTTAAAATATCAATTAATGAAGGTTCATATTTATTATTATTTAATAAAAAAACAATAATATGTACATTATAAATATTTTTTAGTACCTGAATTATATTTTCTTGTAAATTAGTTAAATAATAATTTTCATAATTATTATTTTGATAAAATAGTAAGCATATATTTTTTTTAGAAGAATTATTTATGAATGAATTATTTTTATCACATTTTATATTTTTAATTTCAAATTGAATAGAATTATTAAGATCATCAAATATAAATAAAATATCTTGTTCAGTTTTATTAAAAATATGTAATTCAATTTGTTGAAAAGTATTTAATTTCATATTTTTGAAAAATGATGAATATATAAATACATTAGGTTGATGCATTTTCAGACCTACTTTCATAAATTTATTTAAGAATGTATCGCTTTTATATTCAAAACGAAGACTATAATTACCTTTTTTTAAATGATAACCCACCCATTGAAAATCTTTTATTTGAGAATGCATTTTATGAAAAACAAAATGTTCATTATTTTTTATTAGTAAACAACTATTATTCGAATAATAATAATAATCTTTTATAAAATCATTTTGGTTTAATAACCAACCTTTTTGTGTCAAATAACTACGAATTTCATTAAATTCGCGGTCCACTCTTTTTATTGAATAAACATTATTTTTACTATTTTTATTAATATGTGGTGATGGTAGTGCTTTTTTTTTTGTATTATTTTCTATTTTTAATCCTTGAATAATTTGTTTTATATAAGGAATATTAAAATCAATGTTATTACTATAATTTTGCAATGTTAATGGAATACCAAATTCTTTTATATTAAAACTTTTAAAAATAGTTTGTGGTATAATTTCCTCTGCTTCGAAAGTAAGTAATTCATTATTATTATTTGTTAAATTTAAATAAATATTACTTATATTTTTAAATATTTCTTTTTCAAAATATTGTCCTTCTGCTTGACCGCCACATATTTTATTTTCATTAATCACTGATAATAATTCTATAATTTTATTATTTAAATGTAAATCTTTATTAAAATTATGCCATGTATTATCTTTTTTAAATTCAACTATTTGTAAACCATTTTTATATTTTTGAATTTGTTGGATTGCCCCTTTTTGAATATAAAGTTCATTAGATGCACTTAATATAAAATAATCAAAATGAATGTTTTTTTCTATACAATAATTAAAATTAGCTATATGATATGCTAATAAATCATGACCATGTTTATAAGGTATTTTTGTTTGGTGAAAAAATAAATTATGATATTTGCTTTTTTGAGGAATAAAATCATAAAAAGAAGGATTAATATGTAGTATGATTTTACAACCAGGGTTATAATTAAATATATTTTCAATCTGATTATTTATAATATCTTGTTTTTCATGAACAGGAATAGAAAATAATAATGATTTACTATTATAATCATTATTTAGGGTTATGTTTAATGACATAATACTACAAATAAAAAGATAAAAAAAATATTATAAATAAACAATAATAAGAATAAATATATTCTAACATTCTTTTAATTGACAACCGCATGTGATAAAATATTTAACATCTCCAGATGTCCATCCATGTTCATCTAACGTATTTATTGGATCATCATAAGGTTCATCATCAGGTCCATTAATCATTAAATTAATCATTGCTGTTTCATCATCATTATATTTTTCTTGATTTACAATTTCATAATCCATTTTATAGCAATCATCGCTTGAAATAAATTCAATTTCATAATTACTTAAATGAATTTCATCTTTTTTTAATATTTTTTCTTTTTCTTCATCAGTTAATATTATTTCAAATTCAGACCATCGATTGAAAGAAATAACAACAATGTCTACATTTTTACCAAAAAAATCTTTAGAATAAATTTCTTCATCATAAGAAGATTTGGTCAATAGAGGCTCTATTATATATGTTTTAGATTCAGACATAATGGATAGTATTATTTGTATTTGTATATATGTTTTTAAATACAAAAAAATCAATTTTTTTATAATCTTTTTCTTTTTGACCTTTCCAAATCTTCAGCACTATCAATATCATTATTTTCATTCATAAAATAAGGATATATACTATCTCCAGACATTGAATGTTTATTTAATATACAAGATGTTTTTACAATATCAATACAACCATTATGTACATATGTTTGTTCAAACAATTGACGTGGCATATTATAAGGTTCTTTTATTCCATTGTATTCATGAAAAAGAGGAACTAATTTATTATTATTTATTGTGTACATTTTTTGTGGATTTTTATCTATTGGCATAACTGTTCTTAAACTATCGTATGAATTATATACATTCGTAAATTGAACAATACAATCATTTAATAATTCTACACTACGTTCTGGATATGTAGGCCGTAAATGAATAATGAAATCAGGCATTTGTAAACAATTTTGTATTAAATATTCTACAAAATGTTTAAATACTTCAAAATCTGTGGATAAGTCTTGTGCTATATTAGCAGGTCTAATAAAAGGAATTTCAGCACCATATTGCTGAGCAATAGAAGCATATTGTTCACTATCAGTACTTATAAATGTTTTATTAACAAAAGAACATTTTTTACTTTGCATAACAGAGTGAGCTAACAATGGATGACCATTATAATCTAAAATATTTTTATCTTTTAATCCTTTTGAACCACTGCGTGATGTAATGAGTGAATAAATAATCATATATATATATTTAAAATATATTTCTTAAATTCATTTATGAAGTACATTATATATAATCCATTTCCACAAAACCATATATTTTTTATAGAGTGTTTAAAATTATTTTATTTAGAGCAATGTCATCATGTAGAAGAAATACAAAAAATTGATTCATTCGAAAGTAATGATGATATATTTTATTTTATATTAATTAATCACATGTATTTGATAGAAAATAAAGATATACATGAAGATTTAATGTCATTAATAAAAAAAAAGAATAAAATACTATACATTACTGAACCTCTTGAATTAATAATTGAAAAACAATATTATCAAAAATTGGTTCAAAGGTTAAAGCCGCAAAAAATATATACTTATTGTGAAGAAAACAAGAATAAAATTAAAACATTTGTACCAATAGAATATTTTTATCCAATAAATCAAGAATATTTAACATTCTCTACAAAACAAAAAAAGCATAAAAATAAAGACAAAATTGTATTTATTGGTAAGATGAATGATTATAGAAATCAATTATTTGATATATTAGGCGATGATTTAATTGTATTTGAAGATAACTATACAAAAGACGACTGGTTAGAAATAGTCAATAAATATTATTATTTTGTAAATGTTCATCGACGACCCAATAGTAAATGTTTTGAATCATTTCGATTATTACCATTATTGCAAAATGATGTAGTTATATTAAGCGAACATGTAAATAAAATAGAAGAAGAAAAATATAAAAAAGTACATTTTTGTAAAATAAATGAAATGAGAAGTTTATTTTTATGTATAAAAAATAATTCAAGATGAATAGTGACAATGTTTATTTATAAATATAATTATTTTTTATTTAATTAATTGTAAATCAATTTTCAAATCCCAACTATCCAAGGATTGATTGAATGAATCAGCAAATCGAAACATAAGAATCATTTCTTTCACATTTGAAATATCCCATTTATTCAATGGTTGATTAAATGATATACAACCATAAAACATATTTGTCATATATTCTACTTTAGATACATTCCAATCATTAAGTGGTTGATTAAATTTTTTATTATTACAAAACATATAACACATATTTGTCACATGTGATACATTCCATGAATTAATATTTTGATTAAAAACAGAGTGACTAAACATTTGTGCCATATTTGTCACATTTGATACATTCCAATTGTTCAAAGGTTGATTAAATAATTTAGTAAAAAAAAACATCTCTTCCATATTCTTGACATTTGAAACATTCCATTTATTAATTGGTTGATTAAATAAATCTGCATAACTAAACATACGATACATATTTTTCACATTTGATACATCCCAATTGGATATGTTTTCATTAAATTCCTTTTTATGATAAAACAAATAAGACATGTCTGTAATTTGAGACACATTCCAGGTTGAAATATGACCATATTGGTTTAATGCTTTTTCTTTGTCCATATACCATAGATTTACAGCATTCTGTAATTCTTTTTTAATACATGGTTTAAATTCAACAAAACTAAAAATAATATATTTTATGTCTTCAATTAAATCATTCATTCTGTTCATAATGTAAACTATATAATTATAATAAAATCAATTTTTTATTGTAATTATATAGTTTAGTATTTTAATCACACAAAGGTTCGTGCAAATAATATATATCCTTAAATGTGCGATGACATAAATCCCAATCTCCAATGGGTTGATTGAAAGCTACAGCATCATAGAACATAGATTCTATGTAAGTGACGTTTGACACACTCCAATATGTTGGTTGAAGGAGTGTGTCAAACGTCACTTAAAAAGATAAATATAGCAAAAAATATAATATCATAAATTGTATACATCTACCATTTAAGACACATATCGTTATTTTTTATTTATTTATACATAATCTATTTATTTCTTATTTATCATTTTTAAAGAGATATCATATATATTTTTATTTATTATTTGTATTAAATGATTAAAATCTTTAATATTTGACAAATCCCATTTTTCATTAAATGAAAGTAAATCATTATTAATAGTTATATTAATTGTATGATTCGGTTTAGTTACAATATTTTCTTCATCTGAATCACTTAATGAATCTATTTGATAATCATTATTTTGGAATTTATGTTTATTTTTAGATTCAAGTTGTTTTTCATTTAAAATAATAATATTTTTTTCACTATGAGAACAATATTTACTCATTATACATTTTTTTTTACGTTGAAAATGTCTTATTATATTACTTCTTTTATTTGTTTCAAATAAACATCTATGACATATATAATGTTTATTCATTGATATATACTAATAAATTGATTTTAAATTATATATATATTTTAAAAAATCGAATATTTATTATAAAATAAAATTATTTCAAATAAGAAAGAAAGAGCAATGAGTGAAGTAGAACTACAAATTAATGAAGACGTATTATCTACTTTTTTAGGTAAAACGGAGCTTAATGGTGATCAAATTAAATATGCAAAAAGTGTAAGTTTTTATGATTCATCTTTTAGAGAAAATATAAGACCTCATTCTGATGAACAGAAAAGAATTTACCACAAATATTTAGTTAGAAAAATATATAGAAATGTTGTATCTGGTAAGATATGCAGCATGACAAATGATATTATTTTACATATATGTAAAAATTTACATAAAATGGAGGAAGATATGGAAGATATAGATAGAGAATTCTTTTCATATTTTTTACATAACCTTATCGATTTATATCTAATAAAACATAATATTGAGAAGAAAAAGTACATAGAAAGTATTATTACATGTGAGTTTCCTATATCAGAAAAACATACATATGAATCTATTTCTGAAGATGGTATTAAAGTAAAATCTGTTAGTATATGTCCTACATTAGAAAGAGAATCAAATATAAGATATATTATACATGATATAGAATTAAGAGAAAAATTAATAAATATAAAAAAAACAACGAATGAATTATCGAATATTATTGAATTATACATTAAAGATTTAATTTTCAAAAGTGAAAATATAAAACAATATTTAATAAAATTAGAACTTATATTAAAAGGTACTGAAAATCAAAAAAATATTACTTTGACAGCTTTTTATATTTGTTTAAGTAACAAAAAAGTAGAATACAAAAAGATATTAAAAGAAATTAATATAAATATAAGTAAATTACATGAATATAGAAAAGATGAACTTAAAAGCCTAAAATATATTGACATGTGTTATTTATTACATGGTGATAAAATATCAATACCAACTGAACATTTTACTGATGAAGAGGGAAAAAAGAAATGGATTCAATTCCAAAAGTTGATGTGTTATTTACATAATGAAAAAGAATGGGGATTTCCATACATAATTATGATGTAAATGTAAATAACAAATTTATAAATAAAAAAGAATAAAGGATTTAGAATTTAAAAAAAAGTATATTTATATGCTTCATAACATTGTTGTACTACATCATTACATTTTGCACTTACTTGTACACCAATTGTTTGACCATTGAAATTTTTTGGATGATGTATCATAATTTCAC